TTTCTGGGTCTGGTAAATCTTCTGTATTATTAAACGAAATATCTGAAAAGTTATTTCCACTTGTATCGAAACAGGACTCCATATTAGAAATTGTTTCTTCTAATTTATTTTTAAACTCATCGGTATCAATCGCTTCAAATAATTTTGCTGTATCTCCAAAAGAACTCGAGCTAGGTATTTCAGTTACTAATGAAAATAATAATAATTGCAAATATTTCCATATTGTAGCTCTTGTGTTGTCACTAATATTTTCTCTCCATAATACTTTAAAATCTATATCAGGTAATAAATATAACGGTTCATCACCATCAAATATCTTATCATTTTGATACAATATGTCAAAAAATCTCTCGGGATATATAGTTAAACAATATTCCTTTATTTTATTAACAGAATCTAATAAGTTTTCGTCATCTTCTGTATTATGAACAATAAAATTTAAATCTGAATTCAAGGTATCCTTTAATTCTGGAAAAGTAATTAATAAATCATTTGTAAAATCAAACAATATTTTTTTTATATTTTCGATATCTTGTATGTTAGTATTTTCGTCATCAGAATTAGCTTCATCTTCATCGACATCGTCGTTGTCAGTTTGATCTTTTTCAGCATTATTTATCATAGTTTCTAATTTTTCTTCAACAATAATATCGTCGTTATTTTCCATAATATAGTTTGATTTATAATATATATTTAAATCAAACTATATAGAATTTATTTATTGTAATAAACCCCGCATAATTTTGATAGATTTTGAATATATTTAATTACTTTTTCTTGGTCTGATTTTTGCATATTTTTAACAGGTTCACGTAATAAATCTATTTTTTTTAAAATATATTCTGAATCCGCCATATTTCCAATATCCTTCTTATAATCTTTGTTAATAAAAAAATCTATGTTGCCATTTTCTATTTCAGAAGAATATAAATCCAAAAATTGTTCTTTGAAAACCTTAATTATTATTTTTGGATTAGCTTTTCTTAGTTCTATAAAAGAATTTTTAACGGTAGATATATCATTATCATCAGGGAAAACACGTTCAATGTCTTCCACAAGTTCCATGAAATGATCATTAAATCCTTTTAATACTTGTGAGTTCATATTAGTTATTTATAATATTTTTTTTAAATTATTATTTACGTTAATTATTTTGTATTTCTTGTTCTCTTTTACTTTGTAAATTCTCCATAGAAACTTCACCTACTTTATTAGGAGTATATGTATCAGGAGGAGTTTCTATTTCACTTTGATAATTTAAATCTGCATAATGATGTTGCTGTCTCATACCTCCATTTCCTTGTGCTGATAATTCATCGGGATTTTGATCTAAAAAGCTATAATTATCTGAAGCAACACCGAATCCACCAGTAGCACTATCCATAAAAGAGAAGGCGTGTGGCTCTCCATTATTCATTGTTGATGTATTATTCACTTTTACTTCCTGTGGTTTTATATATTCGTTTATTTCGTTTCCAAATAATACACGATTTCCTCTATTTAATAACATTAAAGCAGGTACTTTCGTAATATTTGGAGGTAATAAAATTTCTTGACCATCAGATAGTATTATATTAGTTGCACCATTAGGTTTTTTAACACGTTTATCGATACATATAAAATGCATGTCATCCTTAATAGTTGTTTGGGATAGTTTTTGTAATAATGGTTTACAATTATTACAATAATTACTATAATAAAGTATTGAGCTCATTATATATTGTAATTTATTTTACGTAATTTATTTTAAACTTATTTATATATAAATAATTAAAAATTAAAAATTGATTTAATTATTTATTTATATAATATATTAACTATGGACCCAAAAATAAGTGATTTGTCACAAGATGATAATTATTTGCAATTTAAACTAAGCGGAGTTAATGTCAGTATTGCAAACGCTTTAAGAAGAATTATATTATCTGAAATACCAACTGTTGTATTTCGAACTAGTCCACACGAACAAAATCTAGTAAATATTGAAATTAATACTTCTCGTATGAATAATGAACTAATTAAACAACGTCTAAGCTGTATTCCGATTCATATTGTAGATACAGATTTTCCATTGAAAGATTATATTGTAGAAATGGATGTTATTAACAATACAGATTCTATTATTTATGCTACAACCAATGATTTAACGATTACAAATATTAAAAACGATAAAACTTTAACAAAATCAGATGTAAATAAAATATTTCCACCTGACCCAATAACAAATGATTATATTGAAATTGTACGTCTGCGTCCTAAAATTTCTGATGTAGTAAATGGTGAACATATAAAATTTACATCGGAATTAGATATAGGAACTGCTAAAGAAGATAGTGCATATAATGTAGTTTCAACATGTAGTTATGGTGCATCTCCTGATAAACTAAAAATTAATCAAGAATGGACTAATATTATGAAAGAATTAAAAGCAAATGGTAAAAATAAGGAAGATATAGAGTCTTATAAAAAGGATTGGTTGCTATTAGATGCTAAAAGAATTACTGAGGAAAATTCGTTTAATTTTAAAATAGAATCAGTGGGTCCATTTCCCGAGATGAGTATAGTTTACAAAGCTTCATATGTAATGATTAATAAGCTTAAAAAATTTAGTGATAATGTTCAATCAGATGAAAATATGATAACAGAATCAAATAGTACAATTCAACATTGTTTTGATATTATATTAATTGATGAAGATCACACACTAGGTAAAGTATTAGAATACGTATTATATGAAAAATATTATATTAGCGACAAATCACAAATAAATGATGATGAAAATAATAATATGCTAACTTATTGTGGATTTAGTAAACCTCATCCACACATTAATAAATCGATATTAAGAATTGCTTTTGTAACTCCTAAAGAAAAACAAGATATAATTACTCTTCTGGTTAATGTTTCTGAAACAGCAACAAACATATTTAATAAAATAGCTGATGAATTTAAAACTGATTAATTTAAAAATTAAAATTGTTTCATTTATAAATAATAAAATTTAATAGTTATTATTTATATTTACTTACGGTTATATTTAGTCTTTCTTTTCTTATTGGATTTTTTAGCACCTGCTTTACGTGTTTTAGATTTTTTTGATTTTTTACCACCAAATAAACCATATTGACCGTAACCACCCTGTGGAGAAAACATACTACCATATCCAGAGTTTTGATAAGGCATCATTGCATTACCTAAACCCATTAAACCATTTTGATTGTATAATAACGCCGACAATTCTTGAGCTAATTCTGGTAACACATGGAATCTAGGTTGAGCACCAAGCATAGAATTTAAACCGTTCATAGCACCATGAGTGTAATCCATTTGACCACTCCAGACATTATTACGATAAGGTTCTCGACCTTGTAATTGACCAAGGTCAAATAAACTGGACCCCATACCAGGAGCACCCACACCAGGAGCACCCACACCAGGAGCACCCATACCAACTGGACCTAAACCAGGAGCACCCATTCCACCTTTTTGATATTTACCACCTTTTTGTTTAACCATTATATAATACTGATAGATAATTATGTATTCATTCTAAAAATAACGCATACTTATTCTAAAAAGTAATTTTTATTCTAAATATAATTTAAATAATGTTTACAACTACAAACGTTAAAACTACTATTTGGTTTTCATTAATTATACAATTAATAACTGGTATTATCCCTCTTCATAGTTTATTTATTAAATTAAATGAAGAACATATAATATTAAAAGATATTTTAATATTAGAAACTGTTGTTCAGTTTATTGAAATGTTATTTTATATTTGGATTGCTTTAGCTGTATTAAATGTTAAAAAAATGGCATCGCGAAGATATATGGATTGGATTTTAACAACACCGGCTATGTTATTATCCACTATAATGTTTATGAAATATCAAGAGAAGAAAGAACAGAAGAAATTACAGGAGGAAAGTATTCAAACAAAAGATTTTTTAAATAAAAATAAGGACAATATAATTAAAATATTTTTATATAACCTTGCTATGTTAACATTCGGATTTTTAGGTGAACAAAATATACTTTCTAAATATATTTCAATTCCTATAGGTTTCGTTTTTTTCTTTAAAACTTTTGAAATTATATATAACTATTATGCTATACATTCTAATTTAGGACGTAATTTATTTTACTTTATGTTTATTGTTTGGAGTTTATATGGAATTGCTGCAACATTAAAACCAAATGAAAAAAATGTTAGTTATAATATACTAGATATTATTGCTAAAAATTTTTATGGTCTTTTTATTTATTATCAAATATTACAAATAAATTAATTTTAATGATTCGGTCGTTTATTATAATTAATTGCATACATTAGTTTAGCCGGAGGTAGTGAATTAACATACTCAATCACAAATTTCAACGACATTGAACGATTATTAGGTTTAAGAATATTTTTATATTTATCGTGTAGCTCACACATATTTAGTTTATATTCGTAAGGATAACATTGTAGTTTAGATTGTTTATAAATAAAACACCCAACATAATAATTATATAGGAATGTGGTGTAATTTCTAATTTCGGTTTCATAAGCTCGGAAGTAATTACTATCCTCTGGGAAATATTTCAAATATTCATCTGTTTGATTATTCATACGTAGTTCCATATATCTGTATTGCAATTTGGGTTGATTTCCTCTTAGTTTTCTAACATACTCATATTTTTCGTTGCGAATTTTTGTTCTTGTCCCTTTGGAGTGATTATGAATCATAATACCAACATTTGTATATGTTTCGTGGGTATTAATAATATTTACAAGTTCACGAAACAATTCAAAAGTATATTGTTTAGGATAATAGATTTTTGCTTTATTAAGACTTTCTTTAATTCCATTTATGTCAATTACATCAATAGTCCAATTTTCATTATTTATTTTATAACAAGCAACCAAATACAATTTCATATCTGTAAATGGAATTACAATACGATTATTAGGATGCTGCATGACAAACGAATAACTAAGCTCTTTATCTAACATATTAAATTCTAGATTAGAAGAATTACACGTTTCAAGAAACATTTTTCTAAATGTCATATTGTTCCTATTAAAATAATTTACTTTTCCACCAACACTAGACCTTGTTGCTAGTTCCCATTCATTTTTATCGTTATCATAAAACATATTAATCATTGTGCCTTCAATATATTCCTCTGCGACACATTCACTAGAATCATACATGTTTGTAAATAGGTCATATGGATACGATTTAGGAGGAGAATATGTCATAATTTTATTGTCTTTGCACACCAGTGAACGGTATAGTCCATATGTATTGATATTGTCGTTGGTCATTTTTGATTTATCATATTTAATGATTTCATAATTTTCATCGTTATACTTATACGACTTAGTATTAAGCACATCTTCACGATTTAGAATATAGGTATGATTGATTAGATAGGACGGCATGGTTATGTCTGCTTATTATTATTTATATCAATATCAATTTTTTTTAATAATCATATAAATATCTAGTATAATTATAAGATAATGAGTGATACATCATCTAATAAAGTAAATATTAAACTAGGAGATATAATAGAAATAAATGCCCCTACTGATAATACCGTTCATAATAAATTATTTTCAGTTGAATACGTAGGATATAGTCAAATTACATTAATTGATTTAACTGATGAAACCGGTGAAGATGTTATTTTATATATTGAAAATGGAAATTTGCGAAATGAAAGTATCGAATCAATTGCTATTCTTAAAAGGTCAAAGATTTCAGGTTATGCTAAACAAAATGATTTAGTTCCAAATACATGGATAGATATTCATTTTAACACTGAGATTCCTTTGATTATAACAGGTAAAATTACTAATTTAGAAGAAGATCAAATAGAAATTACAACATTAAACGAGGATGTCATTTATATTGATTTTGAATATCAAGGTGTTCCATTAGATCTTCAGATAAAAGAAATAAATATAAGAGACCCACCATCAATCGCACAAGAATCAACATCATCGAAACTAGATGAAGAAAATAAAACAGAATTAAGCGAAGAAGATGTTGTAAACGAAGAAGATGCTGTAAGCGAAGAAAATGTTGTAAACGAAGAAGATATATTGGCCGATGAAACAATCGATGATAAAATAGCCCAAGATGATTTCAAATCAAATATGCAGAATTTGATTATGCAAGCAGACCAAATAAAATTTGGTAATGAATTAGATGAAATTACCGAAACTGTATATTTACCTGAATCTCAACAACGTTTTGGAATTGAAAAACAATTGAGTGATTTATTAGATGAGTTATTATCCACTATTCCAAATAATCAGCGCACTTACACCGTTTTAAATGATATTCATAAAATGATAAGTCGTTTCAAAGAATTACGTGAAGAATTTTCTATATTTGATGAATACAACAATGCGATTGCATCACGCAAAGTTGGTTCTGAACATAAACCATTGGTAAATACGTTAGATGAATTAAAACAAAAATTATATTGGATACTTCTAGTATCTAAAAATAAAAAGAAAATTTATAATTTAGAAAATGTAAACGAAGATGAGTTTTCCGACATAATTCCATTACAGACTGACGATGTAATTAAATCAGAAGTTGATGTATATAATAAATATTTTGAAGATGATACTCCTGATAGCGAAAATAAATACATTTACTTAGAACGTGAATTATATAATTATAGTAAACCTTACTTACAACCAGATTCGCGTCAAGATGTTCTAGCAGTTAAAACTACAAATGCTAATTTACAAACTATTGTTAATAATCAAGAGGAATTTAAATCATCGGCTATGAAAAAAAATATTTTAGATCAAAAACGATTTTTATCACAAATACATGTTACTGGAAGTAGTATATTAGAAACTCATGTTAAAAATACTGTGAAAACTACCAAGAAAAGACAGATTGTACCTAATGAAGAAATATTTATTAAATCGATTTTAACTTTACCAGAACCTACAGTTCGTTTCTCACGAATCAACCTACCCACCACTGATATTGCTACAAGATGTAATTTAAATAATAATTTTTTAAATTACTGGTTAATTCTTAAAAAAAATTCAATGATTTCTACTGTTTTTGTAAATAATGTATTAACTCCTATTGACGTTGATGAAAATAATTATTTGTCTGAGAATACAGAATATGTTCCGGATTTATCTCTCGAAGAAAACAGAGATTATAGAAAATTTCTAGAAACTATTATTCCAGAAACAAAAGTATTATTCAATCGGGTTAAGAAACATATTACAAATAATTTATCGGTTTATGAAATACTTAAATACATGGAACCTTTTATGGTTTACCAAAAAGATATTACATTTAAACAATATCAAGAGTTCACTAATTTTATTAAAACACAAGTAAATACAGTGAAAAGTAATTTTGTAAATAATAATAAATCTCTCAATAATTTAAACGTAAAGTCCTCTAATTACAAATCTCATCTATTAAATGTATTAATGCGAAATGATGTTAATATTTATAATGAAGTAATAGAAGCATATAATATTTCAGATATTAATAATTTAACCGATGGAGAAATTTACAATAAAATTATTAAAACTGATAACGGAAAACTTTATAATACAGCATTGTGTTTGAGTGTTGTAAGCTTAATGATACCAAATGGTGTTGAAAAATTGGATGAATTAAATAAAATGGTAAATGATGAAGAAGAAAAAACATCCAATGATTGCAATACACATGTTATTGCAAAGAAATACATTGAATTAGATGAATTAGAAGACGATAATGGTGTTGATGTTTATTTTGACAAGAAATACGATACTACTTATTATGATATAGTAGAAGAATATAAAAACGAGTTAGAAGAATTAGAAGATGATACATTAGAAAATAAAATAAAATTCTTAGCTGAAAAATTACAGAAAACAAATGGTTTAAATAGCGAAAAATCTATACGTGAAGCTCGTGCTATTTTACAAAAAAAGAGATTGGTAGAAGATGGTGAATATGCAGTATTAGAACAACTTACTGATAATGGAAGCAGTATGTATTATTATAAAAGATACAACAATATCTGGTTTCCTGACGAAAATATAGATTCGTCTCAATTTACTGACGATAACAAGGTTTTTTGTAATTTAGATTCTAATTGTGTAAATATTAACAATAAATGTGAAGATATTAGTGATGGAAAGTCTACCTTAGAAAATGATAATATCAAACTTTTATTAAATGAGTTCGACATTAATTTGCGAAAAAGTATTCAAGAAATAAAGACTAATATTCAAAATGAATACAAAAAATCTGTAACAAATATTAAAATTTTAATTAAAATAACCGAAGCAAAAAGATTATTAAATAATAACAATCAATACAAGACTGGATTATCCTTAGAACAATTTGAACGTGTAAAATCTCCATACGAAAAACTACGTGATAGTATATTGGGTCAAAGTGATTTTGTTAAAAAACAGAACGATATTGCAAAATTCGTAAGGAGTTTCACAAGACCTGCTAACGATGGTGAAGATGAATGGTGGTTATACTGTAATGATACGAATGTTAAATTGTTACCAACATTCATATATAAGTTAGCTAGTGCTTTTATTGACGGTGATAACTATATGACAGTAATAGAAGAAATATGTGCATTACAAGGTGAAAAAAGTGACGACGAAGCGTATATAGTTGATAAGTATAGTGGATACAACATAAAAGCTATTCAATTTGACGTAAGCGAAGGATATACTGAAGAAGGTTATAAAATTAAAAGCCGTGATGTATTAGAAGCGGAATTCAATTATACACTCACACAAAATGGGACATCAAAACGCGAATTTGAATCACCAGAAACAGAAAAAATATTTAAGATTTCAAATGCCATTGCAAAATACATTGGGATTAATTTAGAAAGTCATATAGATTTTATTACGCGAAATGTTGTTATTATGAGAGAAAAAACAATGCCATCGGAAGAGAGATATAAGCAAATGGAATCAAAAAAGAAAAAAATAATTCCATACGAAAAAGCATACAATTCTCATTTAATAATTATAACACTGTCTTATTTTATTATTTCAATTCAAACAAGTATTCCGGGAGTTAAAACAAGAAAACGGTTTCCAGGATGTGTAAAATCTTTTACAGGTTATCCTATGGGCGGTGAAGAAGATTTGTCAGGAATAACATATTTAGCTTGTATTACAAATAAAATTAAAAGTTCGATTGAACCTTGGGATGCTATTAGAAAGACAAAAGTAGAAGACATTATCAAAAAAATGCATAATTTAATTAAAAAATATATTATTAACACACAAGAAGTAAAAGATAAAATAAAAGAAAAAATAAATTATAATGCACTTTATAGTGAAGAAGAACAAATACCGGATTCTTTAGATGTTAGACAGTGGAATAATTTTCTTCCACAATTATATCCTGTGAAAGTAAAATCTTTCGAACAAGTTTCAAAAGCATTTATAGATGAATTAAAAACAAACTATAAGAAAAGTTCAAAACAACAACATGAAAAAATAAATGTTTTGAGAAGTAAAATAATTTACACTACTATAAAAATTCAAGAATTAATCCAAACTATAATTTCAAAGAAAAAGGCCATACTGACGAACAGCTCATTCGAACCCTTCTTAGAAAATGCTTGCTGTGATAGTGAAAATATTAATACATTACAATACTTTATTTCACTTAATAATGAAATTGCCAAACTGAATAACGATGTTGTTCAAAACCAAAATATATTAGATGATTTGGAACGTCTAAAAAAAGCAAACACAATTATTATAAACAAGGATACAAAATTAAAATATCCTGAATTACCATCTGATTTTTCCGAAGAAACAATATATAAAACTTTTATCTTTTATTGTAGATTTAATTCCAATATTCCTCTATTAAACGAAGAAATAAGAGCTATTTGTAATGAAAAACCAGCTTCATTTGACAATAACTTAAGTATTAAAGAACAAATTTTAAAACTAAAGGGTGAAGGATATGTATATTCTTCTGAATCGCTTCATCAATTATTGAATATTATTAACAGAGAAAATATGGAGTTACTACAATTTAATAATGTTGTTTTCAATAATGTAAATACACTTCAAAGCATTTTAAATTATGCAAATGAGAACGATCTCTCAATACTACCGCCTGTTTTTGTTAATAAGTTTCTTGCTTTACTTGATAATTACCAAGACGGTGAATTGATGGAAGATACAAAAGAAATGGAAGATATGAAAAATTATTTATATATTGCAAATAATTCTATGAAAGATGAAATAATAGCTTTTATTAATAGTAATTCACTTAAAAAACCAAATAAAAAAATTATCGAATGCATTAAAACAATTAGCGATTTTACATTAACAGGAACCGATATTTTCATTAACATCAACGATGAAACTACTCATAAAATGATAAACTATATTAAATTAACTATTAAATCAATATGTAAATTATACCCTGGTATGATCATAAATAATGTAAGCTATAAAAACGTGTTTCCACCTAAACATTGGAAACTATCTCCCACACATCGTAACGATTTTAACAAAATGATAAACAAATATTATAATCCTATAAACAGTTATAATAATGATAATGATATTAAAGTGTTATTACAAGAAATCTACGAATCTACAGATATTTTATATGAGTTGTCAGAAAATACATTGTTTGATACTCCTTTCATTAAAAATAACAAATCATTTTATTCAGTATTTGACCGTAAGATGAGTATATTATTATTTCAGTACTACTTCTATTCATTGTTGAAAGAACATATTAATCTGTTAGATAATAATAAATTACTAACTGAGATTGCATTACAGAAGAAAAATGATAGACCCGATACTGAATTAATTGTTGATGAAGACGATGATTTACAAATCGAAATCGAAATTATATCTGGTGAAAAATCGTCGCTTTCTGAAAAGATAGCGTCTTTGTTAAATAGTTATGCAAATATTATATGCAGTCATAAAAATGATATTAATTATAGTTATAATGAAATAATGAGTCTAGTCCATAGAGCAGAAGAAAGAGAAAAGGACAATATTACTGATTTTTTTAAAAATTTATCAGAAAGTGAAAGAGAAATACAAAATTATTTCAAAAAACATAAATTAGGTCAGTGGAATAAAGGTTTACAAAAGGGATTACGAATTTACCAAGGAGACACATACGATGATGAAAGAAAACAATTAGAACAACAAGCAATTAATGATATTAAATATGGTAATAACGAAGCTGTTACTGATATGGTAAGAAATATATATGAAGTTGAAAATATCAACCAAGAAAATGAAGCACAATTTATTGAAAATGAAGAATATAATTTAGGATTAATGGCTGAGGATGACGATTTTGGTGAACGTGATGGAGACGAAGAATTTTAAAATAAAATCTTTTTAAAAAGTTTTATTTATTTGAATGAAATAAATAAAATCAATACCTATAATATATGAATCGCAATGTTATAAGAAGAAATATAACATCGTTTTCAATAATAATATTTATTATTTTATACACCATAGTTCTATTATTTAAACCTGCTTTTATATTTAAGAAAGACGGAAATCTAAGAAATTTTGGAATTGGTTTTAGAGATAAAACAGTAATTCCTGCATGGTTACTAGCTATTATATTGGCTATTATTTCATATCTTTTTGTATTATATTACTTAGCATTACCTAAATTATTACGTTAATTAATAATGGATTATTTACTAATTAACCTATCTAACTACATTATTACTTAATTCTTGTAACTTGGATTCATTATAATTGCATCCAGTATTAATTATAGAATTAGTAGCAACAGATATTACCAATGAACCAGACAAAATATACCACATAAATTGTGCTACTGATTCTTTCAAATAGATCATATCTTTCAATTTATCTAATTTAGAAGGCGTCTTTTCATCCGGTGATTCATCATACCCTTCACGCAGTAAATCTTTCATGTTAACCAAAAAACTACTAATATTTTGCATTGTTATTTCATTAATTAGTAAGGATTGATTACCATAAATATAGTTAATAGTCTCTCTTGCTTTATCTGTTACTCCTGTTTCATCTGGATTTTTAAAAACATCTCTGATTTTTTCTTTAACACCAAATAAGGAAGTTATTAAATAACCAAAGGTATTTGAAAATGGCGATAGCCAGCCAGGGAAAATTAATATCATTAAATTTAATATACCGAATATAAGGACCCAAGGTACCAATGTAACATAGGCAGCGGTTGTATATTGATACGTATTATTACACATACCTGCTGTTATTTGTAAATTAAGTAAAAATTGAGATATAGCTAATATTAAAAAGTATGAAACATTTATGGCAAAACTAACAGTTGAACTCTTTTTTTGCTTTGATGGACGACCAATTAAATAACTTAATAAAAAATATCCGAGAGTTAACATTATGAAAAAAGTAAATCCCATTTGTGTATCAATATTAATCACATCCATATATAAATAATATGGACAATATATTTTGAAATAATACTATATATATTTAATGGCTAATATGAATAGTAGTCCTATTTTATGTGAACCTGGAATTAAATATTTTTTAAAAAGCTCTCTAAATGAAAGTCATAAATTTAAAGAGAAATATATTAATTTTTTTTATAATATTTCAATGTTATTAGTATTTATAGCATTGTTAAGTGCTATTCTATATTATCGATATAAAGGAAGATTAAGTCCAAATGAAATAGCGCTTAAAAATAGAAGAAAAAAGGAATATATTGTTTCAAAATTACAACAATTAGCAGCTATAAAAACAAGTAATAATATGTTAACTGATTTACCAACGTTGCCAACGTTGAATACTTTTTAATTATTTATTATAATAAATATATATGGAAGAAAATGTTTCTGAAGCAATAAACAATTATTATAAATTAAAACACAAATATGAAGAACAAATTACAAATCAAAAAAGACGCATAATAAATAATAATGAGTTGACCAAAAAAGATAAAAAATTAAAATTTAAACAATTAAAAATTAACTGTATTAATTGCGGAAAAAAAGGAGGAACTATATTTACAAATAACAATAATATGTTATCAGCCGTTTGTGGTAATACTAAAGACCCTTGTAATTTAAATATTAATATTAATCGTGGTAATTATACTAATATATATGATACAGAAGTATTGATTCAAAAAGATATTGAAGCAATAAGGAAGAAAATAATGATGTTAAAATTAGATTTATTATTTAATTATTCTGATGAAAGTGTTATTATAAAAGAATTTAACGTTAATAAAAAAGACATTAGTGACTTAACAAAGTCGTTATTAAGTATTCGCAAAGAATATTTATCTATTGTTGATAATCAAGATGATAAAGTATTTGTTAATGATGGTAATATTAAACTACGTGAATTAAAAGAACAATTAAAAACGTTAATCAAAAATTATACTAGTAACAATAATATTAATTATATTAATGATATGGTTGAAACCTATATTAGAGATATACGTCCATTAACCCAGGAAATACAAAATAAGGCATATAAACATATGGAAATATACGAAAGTGAACATAAACAACATCTATTACAAAATTATTACAATTATTCAGATTTATATGTTCCTATTAACAATAAAAATGAAGCAAAAATAATTACTAATAAACAATGATATTTACTATGAAACAACGATTATTATAATAAGTATATATATATGAAACTAAAGTCCATTATTAATATGCCTGTTTTTATTGCTAGTTTATGTATAGGATTATTATTTGTATATTTATCAAATCCACCTCCAACCATTATTTACGTGTATCCTACACCATATAATATAGACAAGGTAGAATACAAAGACAAGGCAAATAATTGTTTTAAGTTTAATTCTGAAGAAGTTTCATGTATAGGTAATAATATTAAAACTATACCTATACAAAAATAATACAAATAATATTTGTATCTAGTATATGTATATATGTTTAAGAATATTCTTAGTAAAGTAAATACTAAATATGGTAAAATTATAATATCGATTATTTTAGGCATTGGATTGGCAAGTATATTTAGAAAATCTTGTGATTCGCGTAATTGTATTATATTTCATGCACCTTCTTTTGAAGAAGTAAATCAAAATGTTTATAAACACGATAAAAAATGTTTTAAATATAAAGAAGAAAATGTTATGTGTAATAATACAAAAAAACAAGTAGAGATTGCGTAAAAAATTTAATATATTTAATAACTTAACTATATTAAATATGGCCACTAATTTAGATGATTTACCTGTTTCTGGAGAAAGTGAATCAAATGTAAATATAAAAATAACAGAACAGAATCAGATTGTTAATAATTCAGTAAGTAAACTCGAAGAACAACGCAAGAATGATCTACAACAAGTAATACCTCAACAAGGACCACAAGCACCACAACCACAAGCACCACAACCACAAGCACCACAACAGCAAAGTGGTGAATCAATAGATATTAACAGTTTTATTACTGGTATTCAAAATGCAGCTGCTAATGGTGGATTACAACTACCCTCTCGCGATATTCCACAATCACAGAATCATCTAACACAAGATTCTCAATTGAAACCAAATTATATTCCAGAGAGTAATACTGATTATATTGAAAATAGTTATAATCACAATGAAATTATTAACCAAAATAAAAGAAAAGAAACAAACATAAATAATTTAGATTCTTTGTATGATGATATTCATATTCCTATTATTTTAGCAGTTATTTATTTTGTATTTCAATTACCTATTATTAAAAAAAACACATTAAAATATATTCCTTCCCTATTTTCTAAAGATGGAAACTATAATTTTAGTGGATATATAGTTACCAGTATTGCTTTCGCTAGTTCATATTATTTTATCATGAAAACATTAGAATTTTTAACTATTTAATTTTTTTATACTAACATTACTTTGTTTTGCAAAATATTCGATTAATTCGTCATTATTATAATCATTACTGTATTTAATCTCTCTTATTCCAGCAGCACATAATATTTTCATACAATTGACACAAGGATAATGTGATATATAAGCTGTTGCACCTTTACAACTAGCTCCTCGTTTAGCACAATCAGCAATTGCATTTTGCTCTGCATGAACAGTAGCCATTTCATGTCCATCACGAAGTTTTTGTTCGTGAATAGCTCCTGGTAAATATCCATTGTATCCTTGTGCTATAATTCGATTATCATTTATCAATATACATCCTACTTGTAATCGTTTACAAGGCGAACGCGTTGCTGTCAATTTTGTTAGATCACTATAATATTCCTCCCATGACGGTCTTTTATCCATGAAACAATATAATAATATATATTAAAGCTATTATATTTACTTATTTAATGATTAATATCAAGAACGTCGATTTAACATACTTCATGCTATTTTTTTTATGTGGATTATCTGTATTATTTTACGAAAATTTGAAAATTATTAAATATAAAATTAATAAAAAAATATTATTTTTAGAAGGTGATATTTATCGTAATAAATATATTACAATTGATAAATGGTATTTTACACATCTATTTTTCTATTCAATAATAGGGTATTTGTATCCTACGTCTTTTTATTTATCCATGATTATTGGTGTAATGTGGGAATTATTCGAGTTTTATCTAGGATATTATAAACCATTGTGGTTTTTTCAAACTGCAAATACACAATTAAATACATCAAAATGGTGGCATGGTAGAATTTCTGATTTATTTGTTAATTGCATAGGATTTACTATTGGATATTCTATTCATGCTTTACGTTATTAAATATTATTATATTTATAGTTATTGTATATGTCAATTAATTTATTAAATATTTATATTAAAACACTTGTAGATAATGTAAATATTGAAAATATACCTAAAGAATTAGATATTGTTTTTGATGGAGGAGCATTTAATGGAGGTATGGGATTTGGAACTGCTCTATATCTAAAAGAATTAGAAAAAAGAAAAATTACTAAAATATCACGAGTTTCAGGTTGTAGTATAGGTTCGATTATAGCTCTCTCTTTTTTACTAGATTTTAAATATGATATTAATAAGGTTTTCATATCGGTATGTAAAAATTTTAAAAACACATTTAATCTTTCTGTATTCAAAGAACATATAAAAAAAATAATTTATGATAATTTAACTGATGATTTATCATTTTTAAATAATAAATTATATATTACTTATTATGATGCTGTGAATTATAAACATATTATGATTTGTAACTATAAAAATAGAGACCATTTGATAGATTGTTTAATGCGTTCGTGTCACATTCCGTATATTACTATGCCGACAATGATGTATGATGAAAGATATATAGACGGTATTACCCCTTATATATTTAGAGACGGATTGAATGATGTTTTATTTGTGAATATGATAACAATTAAAAATTATAAATATATATTTAACGTTGGTAAGGAAAATAGTGTCAATCATCGTATGATGATTGGAATAAATGATATTAACAAATTTTTTGTCAATAAAAAATCAAATATGTGTAGTTATTACAATAGTTGGTCATGGATTTCAGTATTCATGTTAAGAATGAGAATTGTGGTTGTATTTATAATACTATGGATAGTTAATAATTCTAAAAAAATAAAACATATATTTCCACCGTATTTGTTAGAAAGCTCCTTTGTTAAAAATATATATATGTTACTAAAAGAATTGTATAATGACCTAATGTATAAAATAATTAATTGAAATAATCATTAATCTAGATAATCATTAAATACTTTTTCAGTAAAATAAGGTTGTTGCGGGTCAAATGGATAACAATAACACTGATTTCTATGTTTATATGTTCCTAATTGTCCATTTGCACAATTACAATAACTATCAGAAATAACAGCTTGAATAGGTGTTTGTATACAAAAATCTTTTGGATATCCTTGATTTAAACAATCTGTTAGGGATTGATAATTCTCTCTGAATGATAAATTTTTAAATAATATATCTTTCATTAAAAATAATGGAATTATTAATATGATAAAATATAATAACATATATTTCATTATATAATTACAATCCAAGATTTTTTTTTAATTTACTGAAAGTTAATTTTTTTGTTTTGTTATTTGATTTGGTTTTTTTCTTTGTTTTACTTTTTTTTGTTTTGCTTTTTTTTCCTTTGGTTTCTTTTTCCTTGATTTCTTTACTACCAGGAGTATAGCGTAAGAAATACTCTTCGTATTCTTTACTATTTTTTTTATTTTTTAATTCTTGGAATTTCAATGCCTTATTAGCGCGTATATCTTCCATGGTCTCTTGTTTTCCATAACAATTAATACTGAATCTTTTTAATAATCCTTTCTGTTTTAAACGATTTTTAGATTGAACCATAAATAAATATTGTGACATACAAAGTAATCTTTCTTTATCAAAATAAGGTCTATTTGCATATAAAAATGCTAAATAGAAACTTAACATTGTATCTATTGATGCGATTTTTACAGTTTTATTATTTATCTTAATGCTATTATAACTGTGACAAGCAAGAGGTTTATATATTACACATATGGTATCCTTGTCTACTATTATTTCATAATGTTTGGATATTAATTCACCTATCGGTTTTCTCTCTACTATTTTTACTTTTTTATAACCAATATCATTTAGTCGTTCTTGTATTAAAATACTAGATGTTTCGGGATCTTCTGATAATATGTCAAAATCAGGTATATTCTGTATTTGTCTTCGTTGTTTATAAGGCATATATTTACCATATAATGTACTTGCGTAACCACCAAAAAAAACTAATCCTTGGTCGATAATACTGTCTCTTACGGTAAAATATAGCTTATTTTCTTCTTGTGGGTCACCTTCAAAGTCGCGTTGAAAATCAAGTAAATCACATCTTTCATTATTTAGTGGATAATTTTTGTTCAATAATATTAATCGTTTTAATACTTTTTCCCATCTACTAACGTCTCCTGCTGGACGCGATAATTCTAGATACATTCCCATTCTTAAGAAATTAGGAGGTGAATACAATATTCCATTTACTTTAATAGCTTCTTTATTGAGAGATTTGAAAATCTCATTATCTAATAATGTAATATCAGCAACCGGAATAAAATTTACAAAAACCTTATAAGTTCCATGATGAACACCTGATTTTGCTTCGACATCACTATAACCTTGTTTAATATATATATCTGCTAGTTCTTTTGCGTGTTTTACAGGATCCGTTGAAAAAAAATCGTAATCTGGTATATCTACATCTTTATTATAAAACTGGTCTTCAACTGGTAATATATTATTGATAGCTGTGCCACCATAACAAATTAATTTGTTGGTTCTTATAAAATTTTCAACTATTAAATTAATATCTTTTATAAAATCTGACTGAGCCATTTTTTTACTAACACGTGTTTCAGCTTCATCCACAGCATTTCTTAATATTTCTAATTCTTTTTCTTCAAATGTTAGATTTTTAGACATATATATTAAATTTACATTATAAATACTTCTATTGAGTATTTGTATTAAATAGTAATCCTCCTTCTTGTAAGTTGGCTCCAGAATTTTCTAGATTTTTTGCTGTTGTTGTATCTATTTCTATAACTACTGTAGGATTATCTTTACGCAACAATTTAGGCTTTAATACAAATGCTCCTCCTCTCTTATTAAAATCATTGTGATATTGTTCTAAAAATGCATCTTTATATTGAAAACATTGACCAATAAACTGAACACCATAACCTTCAATTCCTGCTGGATCACGAGGATTTCCTTTATGAGACATTTCTCTCCAATCTATGTTAGAAGGAATATTACTTTTATTAGGTAATACAATCGATAATCGCTCTTTGTTGTAATTTTTAATTTCTTCTATATCACCTGATAATTTTGCTTTATCTAATCTATAAAATCTCATATTTTCAAACCCAATTCCGTTAATTATATTTACATATTCATATAATTTAGTATTTTCTATATTTATACCTGAATTGCTATCATTTACCGAATTGCTATCATTTACCTTATTAACTATTATAACTATTTTTCCTACTAAATCTTTAATCTTAGCATTACCTAAATCTTTACCATTATATTCATAACTATATTGACGACTTAGCATTTTATCACTAAAATTGTTATATATTGATTCAGCCATTGTATTAAACACATCTTCATTTGTTGTCTTTAGTCTAAAATGTAATATCATAGGATCCTTTGCTACATTTCCTGCTGAATCGGTTGAACCGTTAAATGCCATATCTCGTATTTTTTCCATAACAGAATTAAAATCTAAATAGTTATATGTTTCTTTAATATGATAATCGTCTTCTGATGATACAGCTATAATTGGTTTACCATCAAAAGAATATATTTCAAAATCTAAACACCTTGCTCCTAATTTTATACAATTTTCTAGTGCACACATATCAACAAAATCATGAGAATATGAGCCACTAGCACAACAATTGTATGCTGTTTTAATATAAAAATCACGTAGACGATAGTCACCTACCTTTTTCCTCTTGTTTTTACCTTGAGATATATCTTGGTCATCTCCGTAATCAGTCATATTATCTGGGTCACTCATTTTTTCATTTATACTTAATGAAGACATATCAGAAACACTACTTGGATCAAAATTATATTCTATTGTTGAACAATTTGCATTTTTAAGCGTTATTTTTGTATATGACCAAATAAATAATAATAATATTAGTAATATTCCTATTACGAAGACACCAATTTGAAGCAATTTTGCTTTTCTTAAATCTTCTAGTTGTTTTAAGTCTATTATTCCTTGATTTAATCTTTTTGAAATAACTCCACCCATATTGTTTTATAATAATATATTATTATTTAATTAAAGTAAAATAATAAAGTTAAATAATAATATAAATATTATATATTATGCCAGGTGGACTTATGAATCTTGTTGCCGAAGGTAATCAAAATATTATATTAACTGGTAACCCTAGTAAAAGTTTTTTTAAATGTACATATGCTAAATATACTAATTTTGGACTACAAAAATTTCGTATAGATTATGATGGTTTAAGGACTTTACATCCTACGACTTCTTCGAATTTTAAATTTAAAATGCCTAGAACAGGAGGCGATTTAATAATGGATACTTACTTAGTTGTGAATCTACCTACAATATGGAGTCCGATTATTCCACCTAAAAAAGATGGAGATAGTATAATTAATAATAATATTGAAAATAAATGGCGTCCCTATGAGTTTAAATGGATAAAGCATATTGGTTCTCAGATGATAGAACGTGTTCGTTTCACTATTGGTGGACAAGTTATTCAAGAATTTACAGGACAATATTTGTATAATATGGTTGAGCGTGATTTTGATGCATGTAAAAAGGATTTATTTTACAAGATGACCGGTCATGTTCCCGAACTAAATGACCCTGCAAATGCGTACGATCGGTTAAATGTATATCCCAATGCATATTTTATCGATAGTGCTGCTGGCCCTGAACCTTCTATTCGTAGTCGTTCTTTATATATTCCTCTAAATATTTGGTTTACATTAGCTTCTAAAATGTCTTTTCCATTAGTAGCTTTACATTATAATGAATTTCATATAGAAGTAGATATTAAACCTGTTAAAGATTTATACGTAATACGTCATATACCTGACATTAATGACTCGGGTAGTTATTACCATCAACCTAATTACAATGTTGAATTGGAACAATTATATCGCTTTTTACATCCTCCTCCTACTGTCGCATTAAATCCTGATGATTTTCAAGATAAGCGTATTAATTGGGATACAGATATACATTTAATTAGCACATATGCTTTTCTGTCTGAAGATGAACAACGTGTATTTCAAGATAATGAACAAGTTTATTTGATTAAACAAATATACGAACATAAGGTCAATAATATTGTAGGAAGTCAAATAGTAGATATAGAGACTCGTGGAATGGTTTCAAGTTGGATGTGGTTTTTTCAACGTAGCGATATTGATACTAGAAATGAATGGTCTAATTATACTAATTGGCCTTATAGTTTTTTACCTTATAATGTAGTATCACCTTCAGATATACTAGTTACTGAATATTTATTATTTAATAATGGGTTGTCCAAAGTTTCTCCTGAATATGATTTTGAATATGAAAATAATGAGAATACTCAATATAATTCTCCAAATATGATTAGTGGTAAATATTATCCTGCTAATCAAAAAAATATAATGGAAAGATGGGGATTATTATTAGATGGAAAATACAGAGAGAACCCACAACATGCTGGAGTATTAGATTATGTAGAAAAATATACACGAACTGCTGGCAATAGTAAAGACGGAGTTTATTGTTATAATTTCTGCTTAAACAATAATGTTGGTGAATATCAACCAAGTGGAGCTATTAATTTGACGAAATTTAATAAAATTCAGTTTGAATTAGGATTAATAATGCCACCTATGGATGCTAGTGCTCAAGTAGAAACTATATGTGTTGGTGATGAAATTATCGGTATTGATAAAACACGTGACAATATATATGAATACACTTATGATATGACTGTTATAGAAGAACGATATAATGTATTAACTTTTTCATCCGGAAACGCTGCTCTTTCTTATGCTCGTTAATTATAAACATAATTTTATTATTTATAATTAAGCTGAAATCGGAGCTGGTCCACAATACATAAAATCAGAGTGACCGGTCGGCCCCAACCAACAATCATTACTATCACTAAATGCATTCATTACATTATTTCCCGAATTACTTGTTTCGCCACTACCAGCACCTGAACCAGCACCAGCACCTGAACCAGCACCAGCACCAGCACCAGCACCAGCACCTGAACCAGCACCAGCACTGTTGTCGGTTTCTGAATAATATGTTTCTCCATTTAACCCACCATCATTTATAGGAGTCACATTATTACGTCCTCCATTTTCAGATACACTGTATACAGACGATTCAGTTGGTATATTATCTAATTTATTCTTAAAAACGCCATTTTCATCAACTTCAAAAACAGAGTAACCGCAACCAAAGCAACAATTATCATCTACACAAGCTAAATCATTTATTGATTTTTCACCATTCTTACATACAAATGGACATATGCGATATTCTATATCATTGCCTTCTGCATCAACTCCCTTTTTAACAGGAAGACAATTACCTTCTGACTCAATTATAATTTCATTTTCTTGATTTAAATATACATTTGGCTTCCTACAATCATCTGTACATTGATTGTCATCTACATTATTCCTACATATTTTACAAACATTTTGATGATGTGATTTAATTCTCTCCTCTATTACATCATCTTCTGTAATTTCATCACTATAAAGAATATTATATGTATTGTTCTCATTTTCTTTTTCATTAATTGCAGTTATTGTACCAGACTGCCATATTTCATCATAACTGTGTTCTTCAACATATTTATTTATTACCTCAGCATCTGATAAAGTTTTGTCAGTTATATCACTTTTCATATCATCTATTGATTTCATAACTTCAACATGCATTCCAATTTCTTCGAATGGTGCAGAATAACAAGAATTTTTAAGTCCATGTTTCTTAGAATATTGAGCAAAAGTCAATTGACTATCAGTTAAACTTTCATAACCTTCTTTAATATTCTTCTTTAACAATGTTTGTAATAATGAAATAAATGTAATTACTAAACAAGCAATTAATAATTTATATTTAAATTTCATACTATATTTTATTATAAGATAAAATAATTAAGATGGATAGTTTAGTTAATATATATTATATATATAAGATATGGTAGATACAAAAGAAATGAGTTCATTTAATAAAAAGAAATTAAATAAAATAGGAAATTTTGAATTTATCAGAAACTATTTTAAAAATCCATCACAACAATTTGAAAAAGGTTCAGATTGGGATGATAATAAATGGAAAGAATTTTTTATCGGTTGTTTTGCTTCATTACTAGTAGTTATATATATTGGTGTAGTTGCTGCAAATTTTATATTTTTTTCTAAATTACCGAGAGAAATTATACCGGGTGTAGAAACAATCCACACATATTTTCCTATTGCAGCAGAAAGTTCATTTTTTTCAAAATATATGGGTAAAGTTCCCGATAGAGATTATGGAGAATATCAAACTGGAACTACCGATGATATTGAAACAAAATATGGTGGTCATTTAAGAAAACTAAATATACCACCAACAGGTTTTAACGATAATGTTTTTTTGCGATTTCCATATAATTTAATGGACTATGACCCAGAGAGCACTGAAAATTGGATAAGACAATTTTTTTATGGTAGATTGTCATGGATTGGTAGGACCATAGCAGCAACCTATATTTTTTGGAGAAAAATGATACAACTTGTTTTAACAGGTTCAAATCGGGTGGGAAATTTACTGAAAATAATATTTGCATTTGCAATGATATCTTTTGTAATGATTGGACCTCAATTTTTATTAACACTAGGAAAAAAGTATAATGGAATTAACTTTACCGGGTTTTCATCAGTAGTAATTGGATCTATTTTTATTATAAGTTTAACACAAGCCAGATTTGATCGTGCAAATAGTTATTTGTGGGCGGCATTTGGTCCACTATTCCAAATAATATTTCTGTTAATTTTTGATTTACCGATGCTAGGATTCTTTGGTTCAACAATAGGAGGATTTGTAATGCCTTTACAATTTATATTCACATTCCTTTTACCATTTAATGCTATTATGAATAATGGACAAATATTAGATAATATGAATGAAATTAAAGGTGCATTAGGAATTATATATACTTTTTTCTGTGTTATATTTGCACAAGTTTATTTAAATAAAACTGTATTTTCAGGTATGATTTTAGTAATAGTGCCGTATTTATTACTTCAAATAGTTAATTTTTTTAAATGGTTAGTTAAAACATTAAAAAGTAAAGGAGATTAATCTAATAAGTAAATTATTATATAAAAAAAAAATTATATAATAATTAATGAGTAAATTACCAGATAAATTACCATTTGTTAGTATATGTACACCCACTTTTAATCGTAGACCTTTTATACCATATACAATAAAATGTATTGAAAAACAAGATTATCCAATGGATAAAATAGAGTGGATTATCATAGATGACGGCACAGATAAAATTGAAGATTTGGTGAAACACTTATCATATGTTAAATATTTTAAATATGACAAAAAAATGTCATTGGGAGAAAAACGCAATTTAATGCATAAAAAATCAAAGGGTGATGTTTTAGTTTATTTTGACGACGACGATTTTTATCCACACGATAGGGTATCACACGCTGTAGAAACATTACATAATAATCCACAAGCACTTTGTTCAGGTAGTAGTGAAATTTTTATCTATTTTAAACACGTTCAAAAAGTATATAAATTCGGACCATATGGACCAAATCACGCTACTGCTGGAACATTTGCTTTTAAAAGACAATTGTTAAAAATAAGTAGTTATGATGATAAGGCGGCAATTGCCGAAGAAAAACAATTTTTGAAAAACTATACAATTCCTTTTGTTCAATTAGACCCTATGAAAACCATTTTAGTATTTTCTCACGACCATAACACTTTCGATAAACGTAAGCTTTTGGAAAATCCTCATCCAGATTTAGTAAAAGAAACCGATAAAAAAGTTGATTTATTTATTAAAGATGAAGACATGAGAAATTTCTATATGAGTAAAATAGATGAATTATTAAAGAATTATGAACCTGGACTGCCTAAGATGAAACCCGATGTATTAGAACAAATTATAGAAATCGAAGAACGTAGACGAAAAGATGCCGAATCAAAATTACAAGAATTGGCTTCTAAGAGTCAGGGGCGAATTGTAGTTCAAAGTAATGATGGTTCATCTAAAGAATTATCAAATGATGAAATACTACATTTATTACGCCAACAACAAGCCAATATTAATAACTTAACCGAAGAATTAAAGAAAAAAGACATTATTATTAATGCTTTAATACAACAACAAAATTCTATTCAATGTAATGAAAAAAATAATATTACTATGAATATTATTGAAAAGGAAAATAATTCTTTATTAAGTCAAATAAATCAAATTAATTAATCATTAATAGTGTATCTAAAAATTTATAAATTCGTTTTATATCTAATTTATTAATTTCATAATCTTGTAATATATTACAGATTTCCTCTTCAGAATTATTAACTTTTAATTCGACAAAAAAAGCATACATATCTTTAATATCCATATTAAGTTTCTGACAAATTTCCTGTATAAATATGGAGTTATTATATTCAGTGCTATATTTCGTTAAGACCTTTGTAAATCGTATATCATTTTTATTATTTTTTTTATTTACATTATGTTTATGAAATAACATATTATTGTTGAAAGTTTTTATCAACGAACTCATCTCATTAAACTGCCATATTTGTTTCTGAAATGTAATCCTATCTATGTAATCGGCAAAACATATGTTATTTAACATTTTTTCATAAAGAGGAAAAGATTGTTCTTTTTGCGATTTTGACAATACATCGATTATATTTTCGTGCCATAGTAAACCTACTATAGTTCTATCTGTATCGTTCATTACCGTTAAATGTTCATTAATATTATAATGATTTTGTATTAGGTTTTTTGTAATTGTTTTTGTATCTTCATTATATGATTTTGGTTCTAAAATATTTTTAATGATTTCGTTTTTTAATATACATTGGTGATTTTTATAAATATCATACAATGATTTTAGTTTTCTAAGGTCACCTTTTATAAAATATTTGATATTTACGTTTAATGTATTGTCTATATTTGGCATACACTGTGAAATTATTTTATTAATTTGATTATCATTTGGTGTTGATAATTCAAACGTATTACATACTTTCATAAGTTCTTTTATTTTTTTGTCAATATGATAATTACTAATACAAATAATTGGAATATTAGTTGAATCTTCTTCTTTTTGTTTTTTTGTTTTTTTTGGCCTTATTTGTTTGATTAAGGTATTTATTCCTCCTTTGTCACCATTATTCATACCGTCTATTTCGTCCATCACGACTGCAATAGGTTTTTTCTTTTTATTAAATAAACTAATTACATTTTTATCAGACATTTTAGATTTGGTTATATTTTCTATTATTAGTTTATTTCTAATATCACCTGCATCATATGATATGATATCATAATTTAAGTCCTTCAATATATTATTTACAAACGTAGTCTTCCCACATCCTGGCGATCCATAAATGTAAATACCACGTTTTTGTGTTAAATCTTTTTTGTTGTTTTCAAAATGAACAAGTGTTTTTTTAATTTCCTTTGCTATTTCTTCTCGTTCTAATATTTTATCTATATTAATTTTATCCATTAGTAATTAGTATTATATATATTTATATTACATTGTTTTATAATTATTTATGTTGCGTATTTAATGATAATTTGTTTACATTTATCGGATTTATTTATTTGTATATAATATTTAATGAATTCATATAAATATTTGTATGTTACATTTTTATAATTAAAATCAGCTTTTTTATGAAAATCGGTGTATTTATGTTTTAATAAATTATCAAACAAATATGAATAATCATTCCTAATAATAAAACGAATGTAACTATTATATTTTGTTTTTCTTAAACGATTAATGGTTTTGATGTAATGTTTTTCATAATCTACCTTTGTTAACATATATTTAGTATCATCTGACAAATACAAATATATATTTTTTAACAAATCATCCGGTATAAATATTAATAATGAAGTATCCATTAATATTTAACTATTTTATATTTTAATAACAATTTTTCTCGGCATCTGGGTTATTTGTAACTCCATCCCAAGTTACACCACAATTGTTAGCCCATTTTTTCTTTTCACATAAACCACCTACTCCTTTAAACTTTGTATGTGAATTATCGAATGTATTGCATTCGGAATTATCATTTGTCAATAACGAATCATTTCTATTACATATATAATCTGTACCTTCAGGATTTTTAGTCGATGTGTAGTAATCTGGACAATCTGATATAACAGGTGGAAATGTTACATTATTTTTCTGATTTTTTAAAGCTATTCCAATCATAGTTAATGATACGATTAACATAACTATTGCTACTATCATTACTATGCTATTAAAACTCATAAAAAAAAACATTATATAAAATATTTATATAATTTTTTCTGTTAAAGTATTATAATGAATTATAATAAAAATAATATTGATAGATTTGGACCTAATAAAACTGCCGTATTCACATTAAGTGATAAAATCCCTATTGATCATACTGTATCATTTAGAGACGCATTAACAAAAGATGTATATAACACTAAAAATACATTGTATGATTTATTTTTTTCAGATAAAAATATGGAATTAATACAACACAATATTATAAATGGTGTAAAAAAAATGTCTAATAACCAATATGTTATAAACAATCAAAGCAAGGAACAATTAAAGATCATAATGAATAGTATTTATGTTCAACATTCACGTAGTGTAAATGGTAATATTGATCAAATTATACATGCATTAAATAAATTAGTAATTCAATATTCAGTTCCTCAAATATTTAATGAAATAGAAAGTAACATGAAATATAAACGCGATATTAATAGTCTCATTATGCCTATGAGCAACCCAATTTTATTAAAAAATGATAAACAACTAAAACAACATGTATGGTTCTAAACAAAATTACATATCTTATTATTTATGTAATTTTAAATTATTTTATTATTATTTCATATTTGTTGTCGTGATTATTTCTTTTTGATAGTAATTTTCTGTTTCTTCTTTTCCTTACTATTCTTATGTAGGGTATAACTTGTTAGTAAAGATTCCAATTCTTCCAACCATATGGATTTAATATCCTTTTTAGTTAAAATATTTAGTGCTTGTATTTTATCTTCCTTTTCTTTCATAAGTTTATTGTAATTCTCTTCGGTTACACTATCCATAGGCAATCTTACTAAATATTTATATTCTTCGTCATTCTCGATTTTATCATATTTCTTAGTAGTCAATAATCCAATAACCATTTCTTTTGTTTTTCGCCTTAGGTCTATTTCATCATTTAATATTTCATTAATAAATCGTGCTTTATTTGAGAGCAGTTTAGCTTCTTGTTCTAGAATTTTAAGTTGGTATTCCTTTCTTTCAACATACACCTTTCTCCTTACATCAATGTAATGTTCAATAATATCTACTACATTGTCGTATTTTTTCAGCTTTTCATTTTCGTCAAACATATGCATATTATTTGTTGACTTTGTTACATACATTTTCAATAGTTTCTCAAGAGAATTACAATTATAATCACATTGTTTTAATTGCAATTCATCTATTTTACCTTCATTAAATGTAATAGTAATATCAACCGTTACATCGGTGCTCATGTCGGTATAGTCTTTCACGTAACTATCTTTCTTTGATTTCTTTTTATCGCCACAATCGATTAATTCTTCTATGTATTTTTTATAATCATCTGTCCAAATACCAATCGGTAATTCTGTTACACGAATTTTCTTATCATTGATTACTTCGTAACAACCCTTAATCAACCACTTCTTATCATCAATTTGTTCAATGGTTCCTTTGAATCCTTCATAATATGGTGTTAATGCAGGTAGTTCACTATTATTTAGGTAACATTTAATATAATTTATTAGATCTACTGGATTGTAACACATTATGTCTGTGCTAAATCCTGTCCCAATTCCTTTGCTACCATTGACTAGAATCATTGGGATAATAGGGACATAATATATAGGTTCTACTGGTGTTCCGTCATCATCCAAATATTTTAAAACATAATCATCTGCTTCTGGAAATATCAACCGTGTTATTTTATTTAGATTAGTATGAATATACCTTTCAGATGCAGAATCACTTCCACCTTGTAGTCGTGTCCCAAATTGTCCATTTGGTTCTAGCAAATTAATATTATTAGAGCCAACAAAGTTTTGTGCCATTCCTACAATTGCTCCATTTAGACTGTTTTCACCGTGATGATAACAACTTAGTTCAGAAACTGAACCGCTAAATTGAGCGACTTTAATCTCATTAGTAAGTCGTCTTTTAAACGATGTAAACAAGATTTTTCTTAGACTAGTTTTTAAACCATCCACAAGATTAGGAATAGAACGGTCACAATCATATTTTGAAAAGTGAATCATCTCTCGTTGAATAAATTCACTGTAGGTGATGTCTTGTTTATTTGTATCCAAATATAATTCTCTATCGTAATTCTCCAACCATCCTTTTCTATCATCCGAACGTTTTTTATTAAATACCATATCAATAGCATCTCCACAATGGTCGTTTTCTTTTACAAAATTTACAATTTTCTTTTCTTGAAAATATTCTTTGAATTCTTTGCTTGTTGATGTACCCAAACCCTTATAATATTTAATTTTCCATCCTTTTGTTTCGTTTACATTACACCACTGATTCCATTCTCCGTCATTATAAAACTTGAGTTCTTGCGAACCTTTCTTTGCTTTCAAAATAGGTGTGTTCATAAATCCAATAAATCCATCGATTTCCAATAGCGATTTCCATTCAGAGTCGAATAAGTTAATACCAAGACCTTTAATATGACTACCATCTAAATCCTGGTCTGTCATAAACAATACCTTTCCATATCTTAGTTTTGTTTGAACTAATTCATCGGTATATTCCTTTCCACTTTCAATACCAAGTATTTGTTTAATTTCACAAATTTCTTTGTTATCCAATATTCGTTTTTGAGTCTCGCCGCGAACATTGAACAATTTACCACGCATCGGATAAACCCCAATAATATTTCTATCATCCTTAGTCAATCCGGAGACAATTCCTGCCTTTGCTGAATCTCCCTCGCAAAATATAATAGTACACTGATTGCTTTTGTTTGTTCCGGCATAATTAGCATCGATTAATTTAGGAATACCCCTTATACTACGAGTTTTGCTTCCATCACTCTTCTTCGCTGCTTTATTATCTTTCACTTCGGTAAGTGCACATGCATTATCCATAACACCCATCTTAGCGATTTTATCTACAAATTTATCGCTAATATTACACGACGAACCGAAGCTGGCTTGAGGTGTATTCATATAATCCTTTGTTTGACTATCAAAACATGGATTGTTAATATCACATCTTATAAATAACATAAGCTGTTCTTTAATAGTGCTGGATTTAACGTCTACTTTTTTTTTCTTTTTAATGTAGGTGGTTAATTTCCTGATAAGCTGATTCAATATATATTCAACATGTTTACCTCCTTTACCGGTGTAAATACCATTTACAAATGACACTTGTGTAAACTCTTCGTTTGGTGCCATGCATACAGCATATTCCCATCGTTCATTACCTGATTCATATACCCGAGGTTTATCGCTTTTTGTTCCAATATACATATCAACATATTGTTGAAAATTGTTTACTGGAATAATTTCGTTATTGTATTTAACTTTGACTTTTTTGTCTGTAATTGCAGCAATGTCATATACACGACGTTTAAATAGTTCCATCATATCAGATGATAGACCTTGAATATCCAATCTTTTATAGTCGGGTTTGAATGTAACTTGTGTATATGGTTTATTCTTAAATTGAGTAATTTTTGGTTTATCAATAATATTGAGATTATCGGAAAATTTTTGAACATATTTTAATCCTCGAACATGGTCAATCGTTTCTATAGTTCCCCATTCTGACCATATTAACACTAGTTTAAATCCAAAACCATTCTTACCACCGACTATTTTTTGTTCATTTTTATTGTAATTTGTAGAGGTTCGTAAATGTCCAAATACCATTTCTGGAATCCACAAATCATGTTCTGGATGTTTCTCGACATCTATACCATTCCCATCGTTTTTAATAGTAATGATACCATCTTCGCTAATCGATACATTAATGTGTGTAACAGGCAATATATTTGGTTTACAATCATTTAATGCTTGGCTCATTCTTACATAATGATCTCGACTATTTACGATACCTTCATCAAATAATTTATATAAACCTGGAATTATATTTATTTGTTTAGCTTCTATTTTATTGGAAGTATCATTAAATACATATGTGTCATATTCGGTTGTGGTCATTGAACCTGTATATGTGTCTGGGTTGTCTAATACATGCTGCTTATCCGTCTTTTTCTGATACGTTATAGCTAAATTTGACGTCATGGGTATGTATATTCCATAAGTAGTCTCTATATTCTTTCAATTTTTAAAATAAATATTATATATAATGGCATCATACAAATCATATAAACCAGCACGTATTAATGAAGCAAAATGTAATGATGATGATGGTAATAGAAAATGTCCAGAAAAAGTCATACCTAATACAGAACCAAATATTGAAAATACACAAAAGTTTTTATATGCATCTATTATTAAAAATTCAAAAAAAAGAAAAAAAACAACATATATTAGTCAAAATTTAAATGAGTTCAATAGTATTAGTGGTTCACAAGGTGGATTTGGAAGTCCACCACGAAATAAATTTTAACATATGTTATTTACTATGTAAATTTAGATATATAAATTTATTTTTTTCTTATAAATTTATATAATGGCTAAAAAACCAATGAAGGTAGACGGTGTTTACAACATTAAAGGTAAAAAGTTCTCAAAATTAATCGGTTCGAGAGCTGAGGTTTATCATGGAACCGCGTTCAAAACTGCAGGAGGTTTAGAGAAAAAAGATATTATGATGAACAAGAACGGACGTATCGTTTCTGTAAAGAAACATAAGACTGCCAAGAAAGAGAAACGTTTAGAAAAACATGGTTATTTCACCAAAAAAGGAAAATTCGGGTTTGTTAAGAAGGATGGTAAGAAGAAACGTATGACTCGCAAACGCTAATCAAACCATACTTTAGTTATAATACCACAATCATCTATATAATTCTTTAATACACATTTAGAAATTTTCTCAAAATAGTTTTTACTGATTATCAAATTACTTTTATTATTATCTAAATAATATTGATATATATCCATTAATGATTTTACATCATTGTTATTATCATTAATTTTTTTATTAATTCCATCATTTTTAAATAATATAATGTAATCATTTACTTCTTGTTTTTTATTCCATATATTACATTTAATATTCAAAATATATTTTTGTTCTTCTAATACCACATTTGGATATAAATAATTAATGATTTTTAAGAAATATGAATAATCCACACCAATATATTTCTTATTGTTATTTTTAAATAATGAGATTATTTCGTCTAATTCGTATATATCTCCTACGTCTTCTGTTATATTTTTATCCCAAAATGCCTTGAAATCAACTACTATAGGCAATATCATACTAGTCACATTTTGAAAACAATCATCAGAATATGATAATTTGGTTTTTAATAATTTAATTAAGGCTTCATGAAATAATATATTAGGCAACTTATTTTCTTTCAAAAACTCTTTCCATATGAACAACATATTTTTATTATTGATAACACTATTTGACGATTTTGTAATGTATTTATCAATAAAATTATTAACAATAGTATCACATGTGTTATTGTGTAAATAATAGCTATGATCTATTAAATTTTGTTCATTACATTTATTTAAAAATAAATCAGAACTAGTATATCTCTCCGAATAATGTGATGCAACACAAATTATATCAACAATATACTTTGAAAAATATTCAGGAATTTTAATTTTGTTCGTATTTTCATTAACATATAACAACCTACAGTTTTCTAACGGATGTTCGTGTATTTTATATTTAATATTATTGAAAATATTAATAGAACCAATATATGTGTTAATTTGAATATTTAATTCATTGAGAATTTCTTTTAAAGGTTGTGAACATATAAAATATAAGTTGGTTTTTGAATGTAGTAAATCTCCTATAACTGTAAGGAAATATTTTACATGATTACGACTTGTAAATATCGGTTGAAGTAACTTAAATACATATTGAATTGTTTTTGACTCTGGAATTGTATATAAAGGACTTTTTTCTTTTATTTTTTTAATAATATTAATTTTAATTTTATGTTTCCAAGTTACCAGTTCATTGTTTTCATTTATTTCTGTAATTATTTTATGAATGATATTATCCTCACTATCTGCTAGAAAATGAACTTTGTCATAGTACATAAATAATTCATTATGGCTACAATAATAATAGTTGTTCGATAATAAAAATTTATTGATGTAAATATCACTTATATTTGTTAACTCTTCTTTACGTTTAACGCGTTCAATATTATTTTTATCGGCGTTTTCTAATAATGACGGAAGTGTATTTTCTACATAATTTTCCAATCTACCCATAACATATTCATTTTTCTCATACTTTTTTATTAGCTCATCCAGTTTATTATGTAAGTTATTTGTCATATTTAATACTATATTATATTTTTTATATGAATAATATTTTAATAATATTATTCAGTGTATCATAAGTATTTAAAGGGTTTATTTACATATTAAGTTATATGACAAGTTTAACATCCCAACAAATAGGAACCAGTAAAAATATATTAGTAATTCAAACTGTTCAAATAGCTCCTTTTAGAACACTCATGACTGCATTAAAAGATATACTATTAGAAACTAATATATCATTTACACCGGAAGGTATAAAAATAATTAATATGGATAAATCACATACTATACTAGCACATTTATGTTTATACGCCAATAATTTTGAACACTATGAATGTAATCAACCTAAGATAGTAATTGGTGTAAATATGTTTCATTTATTTAAATTAATTAATACTATCGATAATGATGATACATTAACTATTTACATTGAAGAAAATGATTATAAAGATGGTGTTGTTCAATTTTTAGGTTTAAAATTTGAAAATGGTGATATTAAACAACAAAAAATACAGAAATTAAGATTAATAGAACCAGAAACCGATGAATTAGAAGTCCCTGATGTTACATTTTCATCCATACTAAATTTACCATCCACTGATTTTCAGAAAATTATTCGTGATTTATCTTGTATATCAGATAAAATAGAAATTAAATCAGTTGCGACAAATGAAGGTTCAGAACTAATATTTAAATGTTCGGGTGGATTTGCACAAGCAGAAGTTAGGAGGGCTGAATCTGATGAAAGTATGAAATATATTAAAAAACAAGAAGTTAGTAAAATTATACAAGGTGAATTCTCGCTTAAAAATTTAAGCTATTTTATTAAATGTACTAATTTATGTAATTCAATTGAAATTTATTTGGAAAATGACTTGCCTTTAATAGTAAAATATAGTGTTGCATCATTGGGTGAAATTAAATTAGGACTAGCTCCCTTGCCATCTTAAATATAATATAATAATTATTAATTATATTATAATTTTTAATTTTCCAAATGTTTTTTAAATAAACATCCTTGGGAATTTACACCCATTATATTTTCTATTTTTTCAGGATTTTGATTATTGCAATTAGCTATCCATATTTTTATTATACAAAAATTACGTTTTGGAGATATAGTTATTCCATTAATGTCATTCTTAAGAGCATTATCTTTCGTAACAGATTCACCAATCATCTTATATGAAGTTTGTTTCCATGTAGGTATGGTTATTTTATTAGGTATTTTATATGAAAAACATCCACCATTTTTATTTTTTTCATCTTCCCATATTGGTTTTATTCCTTTTCTCATAAGAAATAACATACAATTTTTTATCATTTTATCTGGCAATGTTTCATATAATGTTAATGCTTCTTCGACTGTATTAAATGACATTATTTCTTTATAACTATTTAAATTCCATTCTGTATCATGCGGTAAATGTGCCCACAACGTCCAATTATCATTCAATTTATGAAATTTACTCATATCATTTGTCGACGTGTTTTCCACATTATTAATGGAAATCTCCATTATATAAGATAAGACTTTTTTTTATTTATATTGTTTATTTATAATTGTTAATTAGATGAAATTATTTCAAAATCATCTGATAATATTTTAATACTATCCGTATTCTTTAATGTATGGTGTATCATATTATTATCAAAAAAACTCACTTCATACGAATCATTTAATTCTGTTTTTAATACATTATTACACCAATATCTTAAAAAAATCTTATCAAATAAAATATTGTTTACAATATAATAATTATTTTTTTTAAAATCAATTGCATATACTTCTTCTTCTTTGTTTTCTCGCTTTATACATAGTTCTACTGCTAATAGACTAACTTTACTTGTTTTAAATTTATCATTCACATTATTTATATGTTCAAATCTCAATATGTAATTATCATATTTATCACTTTCAGGTATTTTCCATTCATATAATATCATATCATAGTCGATATTTTTGTTATATTTCTTAATATACATATATGATGTCTTATCTAATAAACTACCATCTTTAATAAATAAAATATTTTGTTCTTCTTCTTTTTCAAATATTAGTGTTAATAATGGATGTATTATATTATTTATTTTTTTAGATAAATAATTATATTTCTTTTCTGTTACTGTTTTTATTTTCATATAGTGCCAGGAATATTCTATTAACTTCTTTTTAAGATATGGGTTTGTTTCAATAATCTTGATTATCAGTGAATTAACAGTATTGAAGTTTGAATAATATATCCATAATAAGATAGGTATATATATATTAATAGTATAACTCATTATTTATACTATTAATTAGATGTTTAAATCAATTATAAGTTAAACATATTTTCAACAACAATTTCCGTTGTTTCATTGATATCCGTTGTTTCATTGATATCAGTTGTTTCATTGATATCAGTTGTTTCATTGATATCCGTTGTTTCATTGATATCAGTTGTTTCATTTTGGGGCGAAGTTTGTTCGACTGTTGTTGCAACTTGTTCGTTTTCTGCATAATAATTATTTATTTCTTCTTTACCATCGATTGTATCAGAATCGTCCCTTATATTATATTTTAAGTAACCTGATTCCGGTGATAAACCTAATGATATAAGCAACCAAACCGTTATTACTGTTAATAATATGAAAGGTAAAAATACAATTATCCATGATAATACGGTTAACCCTGATTTACATAATAAATTCAACATTACTGTAAATATGATCATTAATATAAATTTTAATAATGCCGTATTATATAATTTTTTAAATAAATCAATTACTATATGTGTTAGTGTAAATCCTATATATAATAATGCTGGTAAACATAATTTATCTGTAATCATATATTATTTATTTATATAATAATTTAATTTAATTTAAGTTGTCCATTAACAAATTTCCCTAAAAGTTCTCCTATATCATCGTCTCCTAATTTTTCAAATACATCACCGTTTTCTTCATCGGTAGTAAAATATTCAACATCGTCAATACTAATTAGGAAATATTCTTCTTCTTCTTCCTCTTCTTCCTCTTCTTCTTCCTCTTCTTCTTCCTCTTCCTCTACTTCTTCTTCCTCTTCCTCTACTTCTTCTTCCTCTACTTCTACTTCTTCTTCCTCTTCCTCCTCTACTTCTTCTTCCTCCTCTACTTCTTCTTCCTCTTCCTCTTCCTCCTCTTCCTCCTCTACCTCTACTTCTTCTTCCTCTTCCTCCTCTACCTCTACTTCCTCCTCTTCATCCGTGTAGTCCTGACCGGCACCTGCCTCTTCGAATTCCATCATACGTTTATTAGCCATATTCTTATCTTGTTCTACTTCTCCTGGTTCGGAATCAATTTCGTCTGATCTTTCTAGAACATTATCTTGTGTAATAGTTCTGGGAATATTTGAAGTGTCATTATTACTTATTTCATCATCATCGGTATCCGATTCAGACAAAGTTTCATTATCAGAATTATCATCAGACAAATCACTATTATTTTGTAGATCAATAGATTCAATATTTTCATCTTTTTCTGTTATATTCAATTTAATTATATCATTACTAGCGTATTCAGTTTCCAAATTAATAATATGTTGTTTTAAAATCTCGTTTTCTTTTTGCAAAATATGATTTTTATTTAATAGTTCTTGATATTCAGGAAGTTGTTTCAAAACATCCGATACAATATTAATTTGATTGTTACATTTATTAAATTTATCAATAAATGGACCTAATGAAATTTTTAAAACTTCTTCCAAATTTGAATGTAAACTATTCATAATGTCATCAATACTCATATTATTATTTATATCGGTATATGAATTGCTAGCCATTTATATTAACATATAATTTTCGTTTAATATCATTTAAATAATATATATTCTAAAGTATATGAACGATGATAAAAAAGACGAAATACCTATACATATTAAAAAAAATCTAATAAATGTTGTAATGCGACAAACAGATTATGATGAAAAAATTGCAGGAGAAAAATTAGAAGAATACAATTATGAAGTGATGGACGTTATTAGAAACTTCATGAACCCAAACTATAGTAAAAAAAATAACGAAAATTCTGTTGTCACTAATGTTCATCAACAAAAATTTACAGAAATAAGAAATATGATGGATGATGCTTCAAATCGTTATAGAAAACAAAAAGAAATCGAAGAATATCATCAAAAAATAATAGAATATTATAATAATCAACGCAATAAAGCTAGTGAAAATTTAAAATCTAATTTAAATTAGTTTTATATAAAATAATTTTTAGACGTGTGTTAAATTATTTTATATTAAATTTATCTGTTAGAATGTCATTTTTTGTTACAGTATCTCTCTTTCTCAGTGTATATTTATTTGAGGATGGTATTGTCTTCTTACTTAACAAAAAGTCATCATTATCTTCATGGAGTTCGGGAAGTACACGTGTCAACGGTTTATCAACGATTAATAGTAGTCGTTCATTTTTTAATAACTGTCTATACTCTTGGATGGTCAAATTACCGTTATATTTTTCTAATAAATAATACGGATTAGGAGCAGGTTTAATATTTTTATCGTAATTATATATTTTACAATATAAATGATTCAATAAACTGTATCTCTCAATCCGCGTAGAAATATCTATATGTTCATTAAACAAATATGAAACTGAACATTCTGGACTACAAAAACAACCATAACATTGATAAGTATTGTTTAATTCGAATTTAGGTATATATATTGGTGGGTTATCGAAATCATATGTGCACCAAAAACACGCAGAACGTTTGTCTGTAATATTATTAGTGTGTAAATTAACCGATAATTCTGTTAATTTATCCCAAATCTTTTTTGTTTCATCATTTTCGTCATGTTCAACAGATTTATTCTTTTTTTTTGTTTCATTTAATTGATGATATTGTGATTCATTATTAAAATCATATGTATCTATGGTCTCTGATACCAGATTTTTATTTAAATCACTTAGATTACACTTAAGATGCAAGATAATATTTGGTTCTGGAACTATCACATTTTTATGGCTTTCGATTTTTTGGATTATTTTTCCACCTTTCGGTTTTCTACCTCTTTTTTTTGGTACTTTTGGTTCGGGTTCTTCTGTTTTTTTAGTTTTAACCATTACTAATATTTTTATATAAATTCATATAAATTTAAATACTTTTTTAATATATTATAAACAATAACATTTTCTACACACTGGTATATAATGTTCGGTCCCGATGATTAATTGTTCCGTTTTGCTTGTCTTTCGCTTTGTAAAAATAGCATATCTTTCTTTACATAAACCACATATAGACTGCAATTTAGTCACTTTATCACAAAATGGTATTAACTCTAACCAATTTCCAAAATTTTTTCTGGAAAAATCACCATCAAGACCACATAGATATACTGTTTTATTATGACTTTCAACTGCACATATTACCCATTCAACAATATCGCTGAAAAATTGTGCTTCGTTTATTAAAATGATTTTACTATTATTAAAATTATCACTTAATTTATTATTTAATATATCACAATAATCTTTTAAATTTTTGAACGATACACAAGGTATTATTGTATTATCATGAGAAATAATTTGTTCTTCATTATCATCAATATAATTAATACTTGTAATAGGTGTATTATTAAAACTATATATTTTATATATTTTAATTAATTCACTAGTTTTTCCTGACCACATTGGACCTATAAATAATTCTAAATAACCACTATCTTCATGATTATTAATCATAATTACTATTATGTTACTTATTAGTTGTATTATATTTTTATTTCATTTTTTATATTAAATACAAAAAATAATCTATATTATGAGTGATTCTAAAAATCCCTGGGTTGAAAAATATCGTCCTACTGATTTTGATGATATTGTTCTTGATTCAGTAAATAAAACTATATTAAATAATATTATTAAAACCAAGAAATTTCCTAATTTACTATTGTATGGTCCTCCAGGCACTGGAAAAACAACTACAATTATTAATCTAGTTAATAAATATCATGATAATATAAAACATAAAAAAAGTCTTACCATACATTTAAATGCTTCTGACGAAAGAGGAATTGACATTATACGTAACCAAATTAATCAATTTGTTAATTCGAAAACACTATTTGTATCAGGTACAAAATTAGTTATATTAGATGAAGTTGATTATATGACGAAAAATGCTCAACAAGCATTAAAATATTTACTAAGAAGTATAAATAATAATGTAAGATTTTGTTTAATCTGTAATTATATTACACGTATTGATGAATCATTACAAAATGAATTTATGAGATTACGTTTCAATCAACTACCAAAAAATGATATTATTACATTTCTAAAAAATATTACTATAAAAGAAAATTTACAAATCAATAACGAAACATTAATGTCTATACAAGATTTATATAAATCTGATATTCGAAGTATGATAAATTATATACAGTCTAATAAAAATTTATCATTTAATAAAAAAGCTATTAATAATACTATTTGGGAAAATTTCACAACAATAATAGTAGAAAAAGAAATGAATATTGACACAATTATTAATTATGTAGATGATATATGCATAGAATACAATATTGAAGAAAAACATTTTATAAAAAATTATTTAAATTATATAATAAAATATAAATCTAATTATATAAGTAAGGATTTTCTCACATTTGTTGAATTTATAATACATATATCCAGTTCAAATAATATGTATTTAAAATATTACTTCATACACCGACTACATAATATTTTATCATCTGCAAAATAGTTATCAATTCGTTTCATTAATCTATTATTCCACTCATTAGGAGGAGATGATTGATTGGGATCAAAAAATTTTGTAGTTAATGAATATTCATTACTACTTTTATCAAATTTTTTTGGTATTTGAATAGTATTTGATATACCATACAAATTTTTTGATTTATTAGTATTTAACATACTGTAAAAGCTGTTGGTGTTTTTTGTAGCCGGTGTTTCTGAAACACAATCCATTTAAATATATATAAGAAAATAATTGAATTAGATATACTTAAAGAAAAGACAGTAGTTTAAATAAATGATTGATATTGATACAGCTTGGAGTGATTTTTGTAATGGTGATTATGATATTTCTACAAATATAAATGAAATAAATAATACCCAAGATATACCTAAATGTTCCTCGCTGTATATTTCCACCAAAACAAAAATATCATATTTATCTCATAAAGTATTATTGAATGATGTTTTTTGGAAAATACCTATTATTTCATATTACGAACCAAAAGAAGGAATTATAAAAAAACAAATGAAAATTAACTCCAATAGTGAAGATGAGTTTAATATACTATTGGATAATTTGAAAGCCGAACGTGATAAAAACTACTATATTGATGAACATGTTATTACACGTATTGTTAATGAAAAAGGAAGAATTAAATATAAAGATGTAAGGAAAATTAGTGTAGGTTTATATAAAAAAGATATTATTAGTTTTAAATGTAAGAAAAAAGGAGCTTTTTATAATTGCTTTGTAGTAATTATTAGAATTAAACACGAAAACTCATTTAAAGAATTACATGTAAAAATTTTTAATACTGGGAAACTAGAAATACCCGGAATTAAAGACGATGAATTGCTTTATAAAGCATTGGATGTTTTGATTAAATGTTTGTCTCCTTACATTTCTGAAGATCTAATATATTATAAAAATAAGACTGAAACTGTATTAATTAATTCTAATTTTAATTGTGGGTATTTTATTAACAGAGAAAAACTATTCAATATAATTAAAACCAAATATAATATTAATTCCTCCTATGATGCATGTTCTTATCCAGGTATTCAATGTCAATTCTATTATAATAAAGAACTATCTTTTCAAAATGGAAAAAAAACACATGATAATGATATTAAAGTCTCCTTTATGATATTCAGAACTGGAAGTGTTTTAATTGTAGGTAAATGTAGCGAAAACATATTAAATGATATTTATATTTTTGTTAAAAATATGCTAGAACAAGAATATAAAAATATTTATATTGCTAATGCAAGTGGTTTATCAGATGATATTGAAATCAATAAAGAAAAGAAAAATAGGAAAAAAACTATTATAATATCTACATAACTAAGTAAAAATATTTTTAAGGTTTATATTATTTGTATGATTTTTATAAAATATAATATTATTCTCAATTTTATTATAATCAATAGTCTTTTTTGCTATTAATTTTTTGATAAAATTATTTAAAATACTAATTTTATCACACTTATTATTTAATATACCTTTGAATATTTCTATTAGACTTAAATAATTATATAATATTTCTTCATTGGTAAATTTTTTACAACTGCATATATAATTCATATAACTATTAGCTGTTTTATAATCTATGTCTTTATCTATTATATAAGTTAATCCGAAATTAAATATATGTATTAATTTATTTATATTTTCCATTTTTTTACAATATATGACTTCTTTATTTTTAACAATATCAAATATAGTTTTTTTATATATAAACATTATAGCATCTTTAATGTTAAGATTTAAATAATTATTGCTTGCATTTGATATTTGTTCTATAAATCCTAGGTAAAATATTACAGCATTTTTTGTGTGATAATTTGTTAATTCTATATTCTTTGTATATAATAAAAGTAATTTAAATATGTTAGATATTCCTAACAATCCTTTTATTTTAATATATTTATTGTAATTTTCATCAATAAAAAAAATATTATATTTTTCAAAATATTCTAATACTATTTCTTGATAATTTTTAAATATGCTTATAGATGTGTTGCTTAATTCAGTTTTATAATTATTTTCATTTTTTAATGAAAAATTCATTATATTTTAGTGTTATTTAATTTTTGTAAATATAAGTATTTAAAGCCTGAATTTAAGATAGTATATAAAATGAGTACTGAAACACAATATTCAGCGCCGAGTAGTCAGTGTTTACAACATGCAGTTAAAATAGCTATTGTTGAGGACCGACCTATTATGATGGATTATTGGACCAGTTCAGTAGACAAATCTGTCTTGATTGGTGTTAGAGAAGATGGTGAGAAATTATTAGTTAAAAGCGAAGATGAATATACATCACCTATTGCTAAAATATTCAAAGTAGAAGAGGAATATATTATCATAACAGAAAATTCGTTATACATTGTTTCTGCTTCAATTCCGACTAAACGTATTAGTTAATTTCAGATGCATGTCTAATTGTATATTCTCTTGCTTTTCTGTCATGTAATGTTCGATCATTAGTATATAATTCTGCAATTTCTGTAACTAATGGATCATCCGGGTTAGGATCTGTCATCAATGAGCATATGCTAAGTAATAATTTACTAATTGTTAATGCTGGACTCCATTCATTTTTTAATATATCTAAGCAAATAGAACCTTTCGAATTAATATTGCAGTGATAAATCTTTGTAATAAATTTTACTATCGGTGGTTTAAACGGATATTCAGACGGAAAATTAATACTTAGATAAAAAATACCGTCTTGGTATGGACTATCGCGTGGTCCCATTATTGTTGCTTGCCATTCATATATATTATTCTCATCGATTGGTCCAGCCGAACAATTTGCAGGTGGATTTTTCAATATTTCATTCAAATCTGCATTAATGCGTTTAATTGTAGTCATAACTATATTATATGACTACAATTACTTTTATATTAGTTAAATATATATGATAAATTGCCAAATTAACACAGAAGAAATAGATAAATTCAATAAAAAAAATTATAACCATACTTATGGTGAACTTACCTATGATGGTATTAAAACTATTATTTATATGGTAATTAACCACATTAAAACAAGTAATCTAAAAAATTACACATTTTATGATTTAGGTTGTGGATCAGCAAATACACTGAAATATGCTTGTGAACTTGCTAATTTTAAAAAATTAATAGGAATTGAATTTAGTAAAACACGTTACAATATTGCTATAAATAATATTAATAATAACTGTAATGTTGAGTTAATTAATAATGATATTTTATCACCTAAAATTAAATATAACAAACCAAAATCAGTTATATATATTTCAAATCTATGTTTTTCGGATAATATTAATGTAAAATTAGCAAAAAAATTATCCAAAGAATTGAAACATAATTCCATTCTATTTAGTTCTAAACTTTTACCGATTACAATTTCACATAAGTTAATAAATATAAAATTACATCAAACGTGGAATACGAGTAGTAATTCGTATATGTATATTATTAATAAAACTAGTAAGAAAACAAAAAAATATAAACGTTCTTATAAAAATAATAAAACTCAGAAAAGATAAAACTATTTATTTACTTTTTCCGTGTTGATTTATTATTTTTTTTATTACGAGGTGTTGATTTTGATTTTTTTACCTTACCAGTAAAAGTAGTCCACGGTTGTGAAGGACGGTCTGGCATATATGGTTCCAAATGGTCCCATTGTGGATGGGCCTGAATAAAATATTTTGCAAAAAACGGAGCTCCGCATGATGAACCCCAACGAGCTGAAAATCCCATTTTTTTAGCCAGAGTCGTATCTGTTACGATTCCATCTAATGCACCTAATGGTTGATATGGCTTGGGTCTATCATGCTGCGACATATATTCGCGATTATCTAATTCGTAATGACTACAACAAGTTCTTGAACTAGGATTAATCTTGTTCAAATATACATCATAATGGTCAGCAAGAATTCTTTGACCAATATCAATATCTATTTTACCCTTATGTTCTTTCATTAATTGTGTCAATCTAACACGTCGTGCACCTTGGTGGCGTCTAATATCGTCGAATCCGGTATTTTTAGACTCGATATTTCTAATTCTATCGTCAGTTGGACCATTGAAACCTACAAAATATCCGTTCTTTTTCTTTTCAACCTTTATATATTTTAATCCTAATTCAACACGCATAATTGTATTTGATTTAGTATCGCCAAATAACCAAGAGTTAGCATAATCACCACCATTATTTTTTTTTAACATTTCTACACAATCATCTAATGTGTTAGCATATTGTATGACATTTCTAATACGACAACATATAGGATCAGCCAACTCAAAAGCATTGAATCCACCCAATGTTGTTTCGGTACATATTAATCCATTACTATTTACAAAATAATCGGTGCCACTAGCTATATGTCCAGGTGGAGATTGCATAATGAATGAATGTCCCTTTGTAGGTTTAATTTCAACCACTATATTACAGTGTTGTGCTTCTACAAAAAAATCAAATGTATTATGAGCACAAACTATTTTACCGTCCTTTGTGTAATCACCTACTGCAATAAAACCAGTGCATTTATCCATTTTCATTCCATAATCAATTGTTAACACATCGGTTAATTTACCACCAGCAAATAAATGTCCATATTTTTTGTTTAGTTTTTCATTAAATACTACTAATCTCGGTATGTAATCTGCAATATACGGTATACTATAATTACAGTTCCACATTAACAAATCATCCATCGATAATTTTACATTCCGTGCACTGGCACCATCTTTAATACCTCTTATTTCTTCATAAAATTCTGGATAATTTTCTTTAATTTTACTACCATATAGTTCTCCTATTACTTCTGCAAAAAATTCACGAGAAAATCCATACGTATCCATTAAACTAAAATCTAATATCCGAAACATATTTTTTAATTCAGGTGCAACTAAATAACCATTAGCATATCCTCTTTCGTATGGATTTCCTCTAACTGTAATCCGTATCCACCCATTTGTTTCACTTCTAGAACCATTCTTAATACTAATTGTAGACATATATATATATATATTTATAATTTTTCTTTTAATATTTCTAGTTGTTCTTTTGACAATGACTCAGGAAATATAATGTTGAATTCAATTATCAAATTACCAATATTATCATCTCGTTTCATTCCCATATTTGGAATGAGTTTTTTGAAACCAGGAACTATTATATTTCCTTCACCATTATTTATTTGAAAATTTCGTCCATCAATATATTTCATAGAAAACACAAATCCACATAATGCCTCTTTTAAAGTAATTGATTTATAATAAATTAAATCTAATCCTTTACGTGTATATTCCGTTTTGTTTTCAACAGTAACAAATATTTTTATATCACCTCTATTTCTTTCATTTATAACATTACCTTTTCCTTTTAATTCGATCATTTCATTTTCGTCTATACCATTGGGGATTTTAACATAAAGTGTTTCGTTTTCTTTTATTTTTGTATTACCATCTTGAATCCATCTTTCGATTTCTATAGGTATATTACATCCTGTATATGCATATTCTATTGGAATCTTAATTTTTTTTACTATTGGACTTGGTTTTGACACTGAATGTCTAATATTTACATTTGGCATTCCACCTCCTACATGAAAAAAATGCGTTTCTACGTTGTCAAAATTAGGAGCCATACCTTGAAATATATTAGTTCCAAAAGGATTTCCATGACCAAATATTTCTTTGAATAGGTCTTCGGGATTTATTTGTGTTGCGTCATTCATACCAAATATTCCACCTATATCATATTGTCTTCGTTTATTTTCATCTTGAAGGACTTGCCATGCTTCATTAATTTCTTTAAATTTATTAGTGGCTATCGGGTCATTATTATTTTTATCAGGATGTGTTTCTAATGATAATCTTCTAAAAGCCTTTTTAATTTCATCATGAGAAGCCTTTTTATCTACTCCTAATATTTTATAATAATCTTTGTGTTCATTCATTAATATATGATATTGACATAAACTTAAATAATAATTTACGAATTAAATAAATGGATTTACCTTTTATTTATAAATATCAACCTTTATATTTACAAGATTTCGAAATGGATGATAAATTATTAGAACTAATACGAATCCTAATTAAAATGGATAATTTAAATATATTATTTGTTGGAGATTCTGGTTCTGGAAAATCATCGTTAATATCAGCGGTATTGAGAGAATATTATGATGAAATTGATTCAAACGATAACATTATGTATATTAATACATTAAAAGAACAGGGTATTTCGTATTACAGAAATGACGTTAAAATATTTTGTCAAACTGCTTGTAATATTCTAGGTAAGAAAAAAATACTAGTATTAGATGATTTAGATATTATTAACGAACAAAGCCAGCAAGTATTTAGAAATTTTATTGACAAATACAGTCATAATGTTCATTTTATTGCTTCATGTAGTAATACGAATAAAATAATAGAAAGTATTCAATCTAGAATTAATTCTATTAAAATAAAAGCGCTTCGTGATTATAATTTATCCAAAATTATGAAACGTATATGTAAAATAGAAAATATTTCTATTACCAACGAAGCTGAAGAATTTATTATTTCTATATCCAGTAATTCAGTAAGAACAATGGTAAATTATTTAGAAAAATTTAAACTATTAGATTGTGATATTGATATCAATACCGCCATAAAGGTGTGTACTAATATTTCTTTTAAAGATTTTGAAACATATACAGATTTATGTAAAAATAAAAAGGATTACATTAATTCTATAAAAATTCTATATAATTTAATAGAAAAAGGATATTCTGTAATGGATATTCTAGATAATTATTTTATGTTTGTAAAAGTTACCAAACAGTTAAATGATGATGAGAAATACAAGGTTTTTCAATTTATATGCAAATATATTACTATTTTTTATGATATTCATGAAGACGAAATAGAACTTGCGTTATTTACAAATAATTTAATTTCTATATTTAATTAGTATGTCTAAACAAATTTTTAAAAAAAATCTTCCCAATGAATATTTTTTTAATTTTTTACTTAAAGTATGTGATACTTGTAAAGTAAATAATATAAACGCTATAATATTTACTAAAATTTCTTTCAACAAATTAAAATATCATAAACAATTAGAACCATTTTGTAATCAACTGAGAGATTTTTACCATTCTTCTAAGCAAAAATATATAACTAATGTAAATAATTATAGTAAATTTATTACTATAATTAGACAAATTTGTAAGGCAAATAATATTATTTATATTAATAAATGTAAATATATTAAATCAAAATATGAACCTGTTTATTATATACTTACCGAATTTCCAGATATACCTGAATTGTCAGAAGAAGATTTATTAGAATTGAAAGCATTTTCCGAAGAAACATTAATGGAATTACAAGAACTTTCCGATGAAAGTAACATATATTTACCTAATATGGTATTAGATTCTAATAATTGCGATACTGAAAGTCTAGCAAACCAAGAATATTTAGATCTTAATAAGACGTCATCATCTGATACATAAATTCCTTGTAATAAATCTGTATATTCTATGAAAGTATTTCCCATAAGATTATCTATTGTAACTACTTTACCGTTTGCGTCACGACCACCTAAGTATTCTGCTGTTATTACATTAATTTTATCTTGCATTATTTTATCATTTAACCAATTTTCTATACTACCAGTAAAATTGTTTTCGTCGGTTGAATCAACTGAAATCAAATGTTCTAAAAAGTTAATATAGCATTTTATAACATCGTTTTCTTTATTACAACCCATAAATTTTGGACTAGGATGATAAGCCGTTCTCGTTGTTAGCTTATTTTCGACCTTATTAATGTTTTTACTGAATAACTCACCAACAAATAATTTATTATTTTCCAAACCTTTATCATATAGATCTTTTATATTTTCCAGACACAAATAAGAGTCTGGCAATATTAATCCACCAAAGTTATCTAATATACGCGCAAATGCCAAATTACGAATATTTGTTTTAATCGGCTCTGAAACCTTATTGATGTCAATATTCCAATGTTCTATTAAATCAATAAAAGAATTGTCATTAATTAGACAAACGTTAAAATCACATCCACAGTGATCTATTACTGATTTAATCATTAACTGTTTATAAGGTTGGTTCAAATTTTTTGTATTGCGAGAATTAAAACTTAACCAGTTTCGTGCGTTCATATCGTATTTACTGTGTATCCATATTATCGGTAGTTTACTGTTAGGAATGTTTTTAAGTGCTAAATTTCTATCATTCAATAAATATTTTTTTACTAATCTATAATCACGTTCTTCATCGTTTTCTAAATATTTTTTTTTAAATTCTGCATAAATAATTCCAACAAATAATAAACTTACAAACATCAAAAATACATTTATTTTTTTCATATATATAATTATTTTATATTATTATTGTCTATATTGTTAATTTATGAAAATTGGCCATAAATTTATTATTTATTTCCTTATATATTTCATCTTGTTTTGCTAATTTATATGCGCGTTCAGTATCTGAACGATTTTCTTTCTGTTTCTGTTTTTTTAACATTTGTCTTGACTCTTCCATCGAATACGGATTAATACTTTGAGATTCTCTATGTAATCTTAATTCTTCTAGGTTTTTAAATGTTTTCAAATTTTTATCAGTTACAGGAACAACATTTTCTATATGGGCTTTTCGCAAATCTTCATATGGAAGCGAACTAAATAAATCAGAACTATATGTGGCTGGTGTAGTTCCTAACAAGTCAGTGTAATTTGTATTTCCTGTTTCGTGATAAGTGTTATTAATTATCATATTACTTGCAGTTTCTTTTAACTTATTAAAAGTTTTACCCATATTTTCTTTTGTAGTATTTTCTGTATTTATATCATCGTCTGATTTTAACCAATCTCCATATCCATTTTCTACATCTTCATCTTTTACATTATATTTTTCAAATAGCTCATTAAATATTTTATTAAAATTCTTATTTTTTGTTAATTTTTTTATGTTATAATTATTTTCATTATCTACAATATATTCTGTTGGTCCTTGTCCTTTTATTCTAAATTCGTAGATAGAATATATTATTTTATATGCTTTTGAAAAAAATAAAAAATATTCTTTGGGTAATTTACTCTTATCAGGGTGTGTTTTTAATACTATTTTTTTGGCATTTTTCAAATCTGATTCAGTAAAATCATAAGGTAAGTTAAATAAATTTAATAAATCTTTTAACTCATAATTATCCAGATTTAAATCTAGATTGTTCATATATTTATTAGTGCGTTTTTATATTTTAAAGCATTACTAAAATATAAAATTTGTTACATTGTAGCTCCTTTTATTTGACACCTATCAAAAAATAATTTAACTTCATTTTCGTCACCACCGATTACAGAATCAGACGGAATATACCAATGATTCATATCTCTCTCTACGTTTCCATAATATGCTAAAATAGAAGGAATACCATTTACCATTTTTTTTGTTTTTAAAGCATAATATAACTCCATTGTTTCATCTATATCTATTTCTGCAATAATAAATGTTTCGTTTAATTTTGAAAACCACTCTTCTACAATAGGTTTGATTTTTTTACATGGCTTACACCAATCCGCTGAAAATTTAATTATAATTATTTTATTTTCTAGATTTTGGAGTAATTGTTTAAATTGATCTATTTCTAGTTCTTCAATTATTTCTCTCGAAGTCATTATATATATATAGATTCTTGTTTTAATATCTTATTATTATTTTATTGTTTTGGTTACTACCGATTCTATATCTTCTATATTTATATGTGATACATTAATATGAGCCTCCCATAAATATCTACAAAAGCACCAATCTATAGATAAATTACTTTCATAATGTGATTTGAAGTTTTCTAGTAAACTATTTTCTAAGTTTTTAGGTAATAAATATAAACTGTTTTTTGGTAACACATAGCTAAGTTGTGTAAATGGGTCAACTGGATTATTACTATTTACAATAAATTCAGTATCAAATGATGGTATATATTTCACCAAATCGGATAATAGTGGTGGATAATTATATTTATAAGTCCATCTCCAATCTTTACATTCATCTTTGTAATATTTAAATGTCCATTCCAAACCTTCTAAATAATTAATACATATTTGTTTACACCTATTATCATCTATATCAATATTGAATAGTTTTTTGTAATATCTCTCCCGCCATCCGTGTTCATATGGATCAATATAATGTTCTATGGAACGATCTAGTAATGGAATCGACTGTAATTTATCTTCTAGTTCCATCTTACGATTCCTAACTGATTTGCTCTGTCTATCTCTTAATTTATATTCTTCAATAATCATTTGTTGTTCATTTTTTGATAATTCTAATATTATTTTTCTCAATATATTCCATCGTATTTTATCATTTTGTATTAAATTGTAATTTGTTGTACTTAATACTTCTTTATATACGTCTAATAATCTGTCAATTCCTGTTGTTCTTATATTTAACGCTGGAAAGTGTGGCAAAAAATCATTTCCTAGGAAGAAACATAGAAATATGTAATCAAATATACGATTATATTTATTATTTGTCATTTTTTTACAATCATTTAATTCGTATGATAAAACTTCTGCAAATTCAGGAATATTTAATAAATAATTATCATTTGGATTTAATGTATTATCGATACTTTTTATGAAATACGGTGTTTCGCGAAATAAATACATTGAACTACATATATGTAAATGATTTAATGTAAGCATAATTAAGTCTGCATCTAATCCATATACTACTGTAGTAGTGTTTCTATGCTCTTCTTTATGATTACGTATATATTGGTATAGTTTATGCTCTCCTTCTCCTTTTTCTTCTGATGTTGATACTATTAATTTCTTTAATTTAAACTTTTGTAAGTCATTAAATTCTTTTCTAATAGATTTACTTAATTTTGACATAAACTGAGTGCCTGGTGTTATTGCTACTGTATCAAATTTTCTTTCCTTACTTACACCCATTTTTTTTAAAATTTTAGTTTCATAATAAGTTTTATATCTACGATTTTTCTGCTGATTCATCTTAGCAAAAGGGGCTACTCCATCAAAAGCAATGAATACGTTGTTTTTTGGCTTAATTAATTTGATATATGATTTAATTTTATCACACACTAGTTCTATAACTTGTTTATCGTCTATTAATAATTTGTTTTTTTCTAAATCGTAAATTATATCATATATAATAGAATTACAATCCATATATAAATTATCGATGGTAATTCTGTTAGATTTATATTGAACCAAAATATTTCTGTGATTACGAACTATATATGAAAAATAACTAGGTATTCCCATTAATTATTTATCGTATTTAATTTTTAAATTAATTGTATAATATTTTTATAATAAGTAATAGATATATATATATATGAATACAAACATTACCAACAATATTCATGAAAAAAAAGAACGACTTCAAGAAATAATTAAAAAAACTATTTTAATTATTCAAAAGTATAAAATAATGGACATTTTTGGTTCAAATGAATTGAATGTTTGTATTAATAATTTAAATGTTTTGTTTGATTCTTTGTCTTTGTTATCAAATGACGGAACAGATGAAAATAAATATAAAGAAATTATTAAAAACTTATCTGAATTATTACAAACTTTTGGTACAGATAATGTTAAAGATTTACTATTTATTATTTTTGATCATGATATTCAACTTAATTTAAATACTGAAGATGATAAAAAATTAAAATTAATTTTAAAATATTTACATCCTATTAGTTTTAGTATTAAAAGTTACAAAAATACAAAAATTAGTTGTAATTATTTAGAATGTGTAGATTTATCAAAATTAAGTGATAATTTTCATGTTAAAGTATATGGAATTAAACTAACAATTAACATACACAATCAAAAAAAATCTATAGTTGTCTGTGGTATATTAGATGATTTATTACTACATTGTTTAAATTATGAATATATTTGTGATAAAATAAAATCAATTACTACAAAACTGAATAATAATGACATAGAAAGTGAAATATGTAATAGATTTATTTCATGTTTGACCATTAAAGATTTTTTAGTAAATAGTGATGAAGAACTAATTATTAAACTGAATACATATATAAATGATATTGGTGTTATCAAAAATAAAACAATCACACAATTAACTAATGATTTTCTAAAGGAAGATTTATTTGCACAACGAAAAACTATAATCCAACTATTACTAAATACAAATGACCAAGAAAGTTTATTCTTAGCTTACTTATTATATGATTTATTAACTAATGATCATAATCAAAATATAGATACAAACGAACAAACATTATTATTTGATAGTTTACCGTGGAATATAAAAAAATATTTTAAAGAAGCTATGACAATGTCTATTGAATATAATTCATCCAAATTCGATAATAATAAAATAGATTTAGAACAACAAATTTATTTAATTAAAGCAAATGACAATGTTAAAGAAAAAGCACTGTTAAAATTAAAAGAAGTAAAAGCAAAAAATGACGATTCAGGTTCAAAAGCAAGACAATATATTGAAGGGTTATTAAAAATACCTTTTGGTATCTTCAAAGAAGAACAAATTTTAAATATTATTCCCGAGTGTAAAATTATTTATAATAATTTAATTAAATTATTATTGGATAATGGTATAAATTTTGAAAATATTTTATATAAAGATGATTTAACTAGTGTAGAATTAAAACAAAGTATTGATATATTAAATAATTATAATATAAATGTTAACATTATTAATCATATTATTTCTAACTTACCAAATGTAGTTAAACGAACGCTTATGTTATTTGTAAATTCAATAAATAATTTTATTAAAAAACATAAATTGTCATATCATAAAATAAGTAAAACTAATCAAAAGAATAATGAAATAGTTCAAAGTATTATAGAATTTTTAAACTTTTATAAAAGTGAAGATTCTTTAATTAATAATAATGTTTATTTTATAGAACTATTGGAAGATACAAATAATGATTATGTAAATTCTATATATTCATATATTAATTCAATTGATTGCAAATTTAATTATGTTAATTCCTATATGTCAAATATCAATAATATTCTAGATGATGCAGTATATGGTCACAATGAAGCAAAAAGACAAATAGAGAGAATTATAGGACAATGGGTTAATGGTAAACAGAGTGGTTATTGTTTTGGTTTTGAAGGTCCACCGGGTGTTGGAAAAACTTCTTTGGCTAAAAAAGGAATTGCTAAGTGTTTGCTAGATGAAAATAATGTGGCTAGACCTTTTTCATTTATAGCTATTGGTGGTTCATCAAATGGTAGTATTTTAGATGGACATAATTATACTTATGTAGGGTCTAATTGGGGGCGTATTGTAGATATTTTAATGGAAAAAAAATGTATGAACCCGATTATATTTATTGATGAATTAGATAAGATAAGTAATACTGAACAAGGTAAAGAAATTATAGGTATTCTTACTCATTTGGTCGATACCACACAAAACAATTGTTTTCAGGATAAATATTTTAATGGTATCGATTTAGATTTATCAAAAGTTCTGTTTATTTTCTCTTATAATGATGTTTCATTAGTAGATCGTATATTATTAGATAGAATACATAGAATTAAATTTAATTATTTAACTATTGATGATAAAGTTGTAATCACTAATAAGTTTATTTTAAAAGAAATTTATGAAAATATGGGATTAGTTGACGTAATTAATATTGAAAATGATGTTATTGAATATATAATTGAAGAATATACCAATGAACCGGGTGTTAGAAAATTAAAAGAATTATTATTTGAAATTGTTGGAGAGATTAATCTAAATATATTAAATGAATATTATAAAACATCTTTACCTATTAATGTTACTATTAATGATATTAAAAATAAATATTTGGCAGATAAAGAATCTGTTAAAAGAAAACATATAGTAAACGAAAGTAAGATTGGATTAATAAATGGATTATGGGCTAATTCTTTGGGTAATGGTGGAATTGTTTGTATTGAATGTAATTATTTTCCTTCGAATACATTTTTAGATTTAAAATTAACAGGAATGCAAGGAGATGTTATGAAGGAAAGTATGAATGTAGCAAAATCATTGGCATGGGATTTATTAACTGACGAAGAGAAGGAATTTGTGAGTAATAAATTAAATAAGAGTAATGGTATTCATATTCATTTACCAGAAGGAGCGACTCCTAAGGATGGTCCTTCTGCAGGAACAGCAATAACAATTGCTATATATAGCTTATTTACAGGACGAAAAATTAAGAATACGTATGCTATAACTGGTGAAATATGTTTACAGGGTAATATAACAGAAATCGGTGGTTTAGAAGTTAAATTACTTGGAGGTATTAAATCGGGTGTAACAACATTCATATATCCGAAAGATAATCACAAAGATTACTTAAAATTCATAAAAAAATATAGTAAATATTCTTATATAAATTATATTGGAGTTGATAATATAAATAGTGTATTAGATATCATATTTGATTAATTATCAATAATATATTTATAGTATATATATGGCTATTCAATTAACTTTTTCTAATATGTTACAACTTACTTCAACGTTATCGCCTATATTAATTACTTTCTTTTTAGTTATGTTATCACTATTTAATCTTAATATGAAAGGTATTGTATATTTAGCTGGTGTTTTATTAGCGTCTGTCATTAATTATATGTTAATGCCTCTATTTAGTACCAGTAAAGATGGTATAAATATTCCTCCGGCAATGTGTAATTTAATAGAATTGCCTTTTTGGACACAATATACAAGTCCATCGCCTAGTAGTTTATATCTAAGTTTTACATTAATATACTTATTTTTACCTATGTTTTACAGTAACCAAATCAATACTTACTTATTAACAACTTTAATATTACTAATTGGTATTGATATGATAACAAAAATTAAAAATAATTGCACTGATACAATGGGTGCTTTTGTAGGATTAATATTTGGTGTGTTTTTAGGAACACTATGGTATACATTACTAAGTGTTAATAATCTAGAAAAATTATTATTTTTTGATGAATTTGACAGCAATCGTCCTCAATGTAGTGTGCCTAGTAAACAAAAATTTAAATGTCGAAATACTAGATCAGGTGAAATTATAACGACCGTTGATAATTTATAGATTATAATTGTTTATGTTATTATTCATATAAATTATAAAATTTTTGAGAAATAATTTCCTATGATATGATTGTAATAATGATTTTTCATTGTAATTTTGATTTTGCATTACTTGTATAAAATGTTTAACTACTTCTTTTGTTATTGAACGTGAATATAATTCATTGTTTTCTTCCAATGTAAAATCAGGATTATTTAATTTACGATTAACAATATTATGAAACTGTAATAAAAATAATATTAATTGTTGCTTATTATTAATATTTTTAATATTACTTTTTGATAATATATTTACTGCGTGATTTCTGCAATCAATACATGGTAAATTTTCACATATTTGTAGTATTTGTTGAATTAACCCATTCACGTCTTTATCTTCTTTTAATTTATACGCTAAAGTGTGCATTACATACCATGTTGCATTACCCCATATCTTTTTAGAAGTCATTAATATATATAAAGAGATAAATATCCATAATATAATGAAATATATTATAGAAGATAATATAAATTTTTTTGATGAATTAAATAATGACGATTGTGATTCAAACAATACATGTCTAATTGAAAATAAACCACTTGTTGATAATTTTATAACACTTACATGTGGTCACAAATTCAACTATTTACCTATTTACAATGAAATCATAAAGCAAAAAACTAAATATAATCCAAATGAAACTACCAAATTAAAAATATATCAGATCAAATGTCCTTATTGTAGACAAATAACTAACAATTTATTGCCCTATATACCATGCATAAAAGAGACTACAAAGGTAACAGGGGTTAATACACCTAGTATACATTGCTTAAAACATAAACAATGTAGTTGGATTTATAAATCTGGAAAAAATAAAGGAATCTGTTGTAATTCAAATGGTTTTACTAGTAGTCATGGAAATTTATGTATTAAACATTGGGATATTAAAAATAAAAAGATTTGTGAAAATCATATAATTGATTGGACAAATGAAATGAATATCTTATATGAAAACAATACTGTTAAGGACCTAAAAAAACTATTGAAAGATAAAGGACTTACTGTTAGTGGTAAGAAAAAGGATTTAGTTATTAGATATGTTAAAAATATGTAAAATATGCACGTTTTTTTTTTCATTTTTAAATCGATTTTTCAAAAAAGGACAAAAAAAAAATGTCCAAAATGGATTTTTTGATTTTAAAATGAAAAAAAAAACGTGCAAAAATGACATGTGACTTATATGTAGGGAAAAGGTAAAATATTTAAAAAAATCTTATGTAGGGTTAAAAATATCGCTTTAAAAAAGGAACTAAAATTGTTGATTTTAAAGGATTTAAGCATATTTTTATGAGCATTATACAACAAATATGCTCAAAAAAATATGCTCGGAAAATGTCAGTAAGGAGAAAAAACTATTTTATTGTGAAAAATGCGACTATTCGTGTGACAAATTATTTTTGTATAAACAACATTGTTCTACAAAAAAACACCAAAATGGGAAATGCTCAAAAATGCTCAAAAAATATGCTCAAATCTATAAATGTGAATGTGGAAAGGAATATAAGCATATACAAAGCTTTAATCGTCATGAAAAATCTTGTAACTTTAAAAATAGCGATAAAGAGAAACAGGAATTGAGAACAATGATTTCCACATTAGTATCACAAAATCAAAATATGTTATTGGAAAATCAAGAAATGAGAGAATTAGTAAAAGATATGATACCGAAAATAGGAAATACAACTATAAATAATAAATTTAATTTGAATCTTTTTTTAAATGAGGAATGTAAAGATGCTATTAATTTAACAGATTTTATAACTAATTTAAAATTGGAACTGAATGATTTAGATAATACTAGACAAAATGGATATATAACAGGAATTAGTAATATTTTTGTTCGCGAATTAAAACAACTAGATTTGCATAAAAGACCGATACATTGTAGTGATATAAAGCGAGAGATTTTATATGTTAAAGATAATAACATTTGGGAAAAAGATAATGACGAAAATACAATTATGAAAGGAGCGATTAATTCTTTAGCTAAACGTCAAATAGATAAAATAAAAGAATGGGAATTAGCTAATCCATCGTGGAATAAGACAGAGGAAGGAACTAATAATTATATAAAGATGGTTAAAAGCATAACTGAATGTAATGATGAAAAAGTAGACAATAAGATAATTAAAAGTATTGCAAAAGAAGTGATTATTGATAAATAATATAAAAAAACTTAATTTTATATTATAATGGCTACGAAAGAAGAATTGTTAATGTCTGTAAAGGAATGGATAAAGGCAGATAATGAAATAAAGTTACTACAGGCTGAAATTAAAAAACGAAGAATACAGAAAAATATGTTATCAGAAACTTTAGTTGAAGTAATGAAGAATAATGAAATTGATTGTTTTGATTTAAGTGAAGGTAAAATAATGTATACAAGTAACAAAGTAAGGGCACCATTGAGTAAAAAATATTTACTTGAAAGTCTATCAAAGTATTTTGGAGATGATCCAAATATAGATTCAAATGATGTTGCTGAGTTTGTATTAGATAATAGAGAGGTCAAAATAAAAGAAGGTATACGACATAAACCACAGAAATAAATATAATAATTTTATATATGACAAACGTATCTTATAAAGGAAAGGAAATCTTAAAAGGTAATGAACCTGATGTTAATAAAGATGATATATTAAGTATATGTTTATATGTTATAAATGAAGCAAAAGATTCATTCTTGGAATTTTTATTATATAAAGAAAAAGATAGTTTAGAGTTATTAAAATTTAAATATGAAGGAACTGTTCCAAGTAAAGAGGGTAATGTAATATTAAATAGTATATTCAATGAATTTGATGAAGAAATAAAGTATGTTGGTCATATGAATAATATATTATTTTATGAAATGTATGTTGATTATGGATATATCAGTTATAAAAGACTAAAGGATAAATATTGGTTAGTATTGGTTGATGAAATTGTTAATAAAAAAAAAACATTAAATTTTGATATTAGTAAAACTGTAATAAATATATTTTTAAGAAATAAAAACTTGTTATTTTTAATAGACAAAAACAATAAAATATTAGCATCACCAGTTGTCGTATATTATGGGAATGATTACAATAAAATATTATCAGTATCTGTATTTGGTGTTCCGAAGGGAGATGTTAAAGCGTCACATGGACCATTTTACTATTATTCAGGTTTTGATACTGCTTTAAGATATGCTATTTGGACTTATGATTATAAACCATATAGTATTAATGATAAACTTATTGCTGATAAAAAGGGTAAGTATAATAAAGGTGGAATTGTAAAATTTGCAATTTTTCCAGAAAGATGTAATATTAGTAATAATATTGATAAAACTGAATGGGTGAATGATTATGATAGTATTATTTATTACAAGAAAGATAAAATTAATTACACCCTGAATAAATATAGAAAACAATTACCATTATCCTATTATAGTATTAATACTAACGCCGTTACTTCGATGAATGATTTGTATAAAATAAAAATAGAATAATATTATATCAATATATAATGTATCAATTATTTAGAATAATGATAGCAATAGCAATTATAATATTTTTTTCATATTTAATAATATTTGCTTTTAATTTTTTAAATATAGGTTTTGATGTATATGGTAGTTATTTAATATGGTTTATTGCATTAATTTCATTTTGGGCTATGTTACCTGAGCAAACGGGTGAAATATTTTTTAATTTTTAGAAAATTAATATATTTATATTATAATTTTAAATATATTAAGCGTTATCATCACCTAATGGGTTTGTATTTTCATCAGTTTCTTTATCTTCTTTTTCTTCTTTTTCTTTTAAAATACTTTCGATTAATTCGATACTTCCTTTGTTATCCATTTCGCTCATAACTTCCTCCGGAGTTGGATATCTATTTTTAATTTCTTTGAAATTGGTAATTATACCTTCTACCACATCTTTTCTTTTTCTTGAATCGAGATTTTTTGCAATACCTGTGAAAAAAGCAGCGGTAGCAGTATCTAAGATAGCTTCTTTTTCCTTAAAAACACTATGTTTTGTTGTTTCTAAAGCACCACATATTTCTGGTTTTTTGAGGTCAGGATCGTAATTAGCACTATTTTCATCACAGAATTCTTTCTTAAATCTCTGTATTACTTTTTCAGTTATGGGGGGGCTAATTTCCATAAGTCTGTCGAATTCTTCTTTCTGTGTTTTTATTAACTGTTTTACGTTTGTGCGTTCTTTTGGATCTTTTGCTAATTCTACTTTAATATTACGATAGAATTTGCCCCAAGATATACTACATGCGCGATGTGCTTCGTTATATTCGCTTATTTTTAAAAATTGTTGAACTGTTGTTAGAATACCGGCTAAAATATTCACCGAACCAACAACAGATGAAAAAGCTGGTCTTACGCTTTCTGGAAATCTGTCTTGGGCGAAATTTGCTGTTCCTGTTAGTGTACTCATAACAATAACAGGTATTGTAAACCATGTATTGGCTCTTGAATAGTCAATATGTGATTTGGCATGTAACCACCTATAACATGTTGCTTTGTCAGCCCATTCGACTAATATATTCTCGTGATGTTCTGTCCATACAGCATTATCATCTATATCTGCAATAGAAATAGTTTCTTCATTTTGTGTTGTTTTTGTCTCCTCTGCCATTATATATTAGATGTATAAAAATTTCTTATTATATATTAATGAAGGATACGCTACAACTGAAACATAATTTTGAAAATATTAAAAAATTACGCAGTGATATTTTAAATATTTTTGAAACAACTAACTCAAAAATCGATATTTTAAAAAAAGTGTATATGGATATGATTAAAGCACACTCTAAATCAGAATATATGTTTGGTATTGATGCTTTTCATTTTCAAAACGAACTATTAGATATAGAATATAATAATATGAAAAATGCGTTTAAAAAAATAGATAATCGTATGTATTGTGAATATTATCAATTATATGTATTAATTCGTAAATATATTGAAGAAGAGATTAAAAACGAATCACTAAGAAGTAAAGTTTTAATAAATAAACGATTTCCTGTATATAAAGTATTAGATACCACTAAAATTTATAGATTTTCTCTTGTAATTGAATTACATGATTATATTACTAATACTATTGTTGAATTAGAATCATATCGGATAGCTAAAGATTCTGAATTAGAAAATGATAATCAACAATCTAAACAAGGACTGAATATTGGTAATTTAGTTAATTCATATAGATATTCAAATGCACTTTTGTCTGAAAAAATAAAAATGTTTGTGAGATATTTGAAAGTTTTTCATGAACATCACAAAAACTATTTTACTAGATTATCTATAAAGGCAAAACTCAATATAGGTATTATTAATGAAGATATAATGATTAAACAATTAAATTCAAATGGTGTTGTAGAAGAAAAAACAAACAAACGCAATTTGAGTGATGAAGAAAGTATTTTAAAATATGTGGGTAGTACAGATACAAACAATGTTCTTAAAGGTGAATTAAATAAAATAATTTCGAACATTAACTCTGATGAAGAAACGAATATATCACCAAGAAGCACTAAATCAGATAATTCCACAATTAGTTCAACAGAATCTGATTACTCAAATGATATTACAAAAACACCATGTAGTTCACCAGTTATTAATAATGAAGAGTTATCAGAAAATATAATATTAGAATCAGTAACAAACCCACCATTGACACAAGAATCTCATCCCGAACTTAAGTCAAAATCACTATCAAAGCCAGAACCAGAACCAGAGCCTGAGCCAGAACCTGAGCCAGAACCGGAGCCAGAACCGGAGCCAGAGCCAGAGCCAGAGCCAGAGCCAGAGCCAGAGCCAGAGCCAGAGCCAGAACCAGAGCCA